GGTCGTCTCCAGGAGTGGGCGGGGGTTCGCCTACCCTACAGGAGCCTATCGGCCATGCAAGGTACAGAGTGCATCAAGAGGCTAATGCGCGACGGCCTGCACCTGCCACACATGCGCCATGAGCAGGCGCGCACCGATCAGGCGAAACGCACCTAAGAAACGCAGAGCACCGCCTTCGCCCGCGCCCACAACTGCAAACGGTCGTCCAGGCCATTGAGGCCGCCGTTGATCCGACGGGTGATGGTGGTGAACTGATCGTTGTCGGCAAGTTCGTTAAGGCCGTTGCTTTGCCAGAACCAGGCGGCGGACTCGCAGGCCCATTGCGGTTGTTCCAGCAGTTGCGGCTGGAGCAGCAGGCGATCATCGCCGAACAGTGCTTGGCTGCACGCAAGGTAATTACGGCGGCCGGTTATCTGGATCAACCCTCTGCCGCGATACTTTTGTCCATCTCCGTCCGCTTCCGGGGTGTTGCCCAGGCGCGCGCCCAAGACGCCGGTGTCATATTTGCTCAAGTATTGATCACTGCCCAATTCGCGCACGTACTGCAACTGGGCAGACTCGTGGCCGATTTGGGCGAGGAAGGCGGCGACGCGACGGGCCGTATTGATCTGATGCCCCGCAAAGGCCGCATTTAGAAAGGTTAAAAAAATGCCCGCGCGAAGGCGGGCTCCAGGCATGACACCCAGAAGCTGAGCATGTGTGATTACCATGGGTTTTACTCTAAGGAAGGATCTACACCGACAAACCGCTGGCCTGGACCGTACTCCGATAGCCACCTTTTCGCTCGCCCCTGGATGTCACCGTTTTAATCGACCAGCGCCCTTGCATGAACCCCGGCCACGACTCATCCAGCAGCAACAGGCCTTCAGCAGCCAACGAAGGATTACCAGGGCAGACCACATCAATCTGCAACCCTTCGCGCCCCACCCGCCGCATCTCTCCCTGCGCCGCCGAGCGTGCTTCGTCCTCGCTCTGGTAGCGCTGTGTCACCACTTTGAAGGGTGCGATGCCCACCTTGACGACACGCTGTTTTCCGGCTGCCGCGTCCCACCATGACGTTTGCGCGCCGTTGTATTTGGCACGGCTGGTTTCGGTGAAACTGGCGCTGATGAACGCGCGGTCACCTGGGCGATTATCATGGGTGATCGACAACCGTACATCCGGCAATGCCTTGCCCGACAGCGTCTTGATCTGGCCTTTGCGCCCCAGTACATACAGCTCATCGACAGGCTTGGCCACCGCATCGAAGCGCTTGGCCAGGCGCGTCAGAAAAGCCATGTCGCTTTCATTGGTCTGATCGATGTGCGCGATCGGCTCACCGTCGAGTTCAGGCGCCACACGCGGTGAAAAACCGTATCGGGTGGTCAGTTGGCGAAACAGCGCACCCAGGGTTATCGGACCATGGCTGGCGGTGCGGCGCTGTTTGAATTCGTGCTCGTCGAACGGTGCCGCCGTGGCCACCAGCACCAGTCGCAATGGGAACATCGAGGGCGTGCGCTGGGTGATATTGAACACGCCCTTATCCACCAGGCCCGATTCCAAGTACCCAATACGCAGGCCAATTTTGCCGCCCAGATCGGGCAGCCCTTCAAGCCCCTCGATATCGAGGGTCAGCTTCAGTTGATCAGATACAAACCCCGCTGCGTCGGTATGTTCCCACTCCAAGAGCCGCTCGTTGAATAACGCGGCATTGGCTCCGTATAGCTCCACTACAGGTGTAAATCCGAGTGCCATGATGGCTCCTTAATCCCAGGCGGAAACCGGCCGGCTCGCAACTGGTTGCGCGTCCAATTCGGGCACCAGCACGCTGACGCCCGCCGGCAGTACCGCGCCCTGTTCGGCCAACTCCGGGTTCAAGCGCCACAACGCTTCTTCTGCGGCGTCGTCACTGCGCCCCAGTTCGCGGTAGAGCAACAGGTTCACCGAGTCGCCGGCAATACTTCGAACCCTACGCATTGACGAACTCCTCCAGTAACAATGTCCAATTGATCACCATGGCCGTCCCGTCGTCGATCACGCTGGCTTGTTTTTCACTGATCGACTGGATGGTCCATAGCCCCCAGTTACGCCCTAACCCGTCCACCAAAGGCAACGGCGCACGCAGGGCCTGCAGGGTGCGCAACTCATCCAGGCGCGCCATGCCATTGGCACGGGCAGCCTTGCCGCCCAATGCCAGCGTTTCGAGCCCCTGGCCGACCTGGCTGGATTTAGGTTTGCCGGCAATGATGTCGAGACTGACCCAGCCCCCGCTGCTACCACGATCAAGCGTGTCGTAGGCGAACCCACGGGACAGCCCGAAAATAAAAGTACCCAAGACCATCTGTTGTCGCATCACACAGCTCCATCGGTGAGTGCTGCGCCGCGTCGGGTCGCCAGCAGGTTGTCCATCGACAGCGGGGTAAATTGCGCTTCGATCTGTTGCACCACGAGCGCCGCCAGTTGTTGATGGCTGGCTTGCTCAGGCGCGGTGATGGTGATTTGCGGGGCGAAGTTGATTTGGCGGTTGTCGGCTTGAGGGGCGTTGAGGTTTTTGCTGACCTCTGTGGGGGATGGCAGGCGATCGCCCGCCCCCATCACTTTTTCAGCCAGCCACGCACCGACGTCACTGCCCACGAAAGTGCCCACGGCACCACCGACTACCTTACCGATTGCGCCCCCGGCGACGCCGCCCATCACACCGCCCAACACTGTGCCGGCACCCGGAACGACCGAACCGATAACAGCTCCCGCCAGCGTGCCGACCGCTCGGCCTATCGCCATCCCAGCCACATCACCGACGACACCGCCGGCAACACCGCCGCCGATAGAGCCCACGCTAGTGCCAACCGCTTGACCCAGGTTTCCGGTCATCGCGCCTTGCGTCATCTCGACACCGGCCTGGGCCACCACCAAACCCAGGGGGACCCCTTTGGCCAGCTTGCTCACCTTCGCCGCTTTGCCAGAGATGCCAGGGCCGGAAGCAGGCGGGCGATTACCGCTGTGCTCGTCATTGCTCGGGGCTTTGCGCTGGCTGTCCGGCGGTGTGGTTTTATTCCCTGCTGCCGGCCCCTCTCCGAGCACTTTCCCTGCGACCTTTTCGAAAATCTTGTCCTTCACGGCACCGAAAACACCAGAAACCACCGGGATCAGCACCGCCCCCGCCAGGGCGACGGCAGCGGCAGCCTTGGGCAGGCCTTCCGCGAGCCAAGCCACGCCACTGACCAGGCCGTTCATTGCGGTCAGCGAGGCATCTACAACGGGGGCAAGCGCTGTATCAGAGGCGGTGCTCAAGCGTGTGGTACTGGCCTCGTAGGCTTGCCGACGCGCGTAAGTAGAGTCCGCACGAACCGCGGCCGAACGCAGCACCGAACCTTGGTCGCCCAGCGTCGAAGTGGCGTAGGTGGATTTTTCTGCGACCAGCGAAAAGGCCTGTTTCACGCTGTCGATCACCGGTACCAGGCTCAGAATCGTCTGGTTGCCGTCGAACAACTGCGTCGCCAGCACCGCCTGCCTTTCGGCAGGTTGCGACTTGAGCGCCTCCAGCACCGTAAGCACGGCCTGTGGGGCGTCCTGTTTCATGCCCGCCGCGAGTACTTTTGGATCAAGCTTGAGCTCTGCCCAGGCACTGCGTTGCCCTGCAGAGGCGTTGTCGCCTTTAGCCAGGACGGTGCTGATTTTTTCCAGCCCGGCACCAGCAACAGCCTTGCTGTTACCTGCGCTCAACAACGCCGCCGAAAGCGCTGCAGCCTGTTCGGGACTCATGCCCGCAGCCTTCGCGGCAGCGCCCTGGAGTTGCACAACAGCGCCGATATCCGCCGATTCGGCCTTGAGCGATACCTGGGTGCCCAGCACGTTTGTTGCGTCGGCAAGGTCCAAGGCTTGTGCGCGATCAAGGTGCATTGACTCGCGCCAGCCGCCCATGATTTCGCCGGCATTTTTGACGTCGATCTTGAACGCCGTCGCCATGATCGCAGCGTCGCGAGCGAACTGCTGCAGGTCTGCCCGGCGCCCAACGGGGTCGATATTGCCCGAAGCGTCCTTACGATCACTGCCGATACCGGAACGGGCGGCGGCATACTCGACCTTCGCGAGGTCGACGGCATTGGCACCACTGGCAGCTACCACCGGCTCGGACGCCATGGCAAGGTTGGCTTCACGCAATGCCTTGCGCTCATGCCGGGCAAACATCAACAGTTGATCAATATCAGTCATCGCGGCGTCCAGCGCCTGCGAGGGTGTACGCTTGTCTGTAGCCGCGACGGTCTTCGTGCCCTCTGCGTTCCCGGCAGTTTGAGCTTGCCGGGCGTCCATCACCTTGAGCAACGAGACGTTGAACAGCTCCAGCGTATCGACCAACCGTACCTGCCCGTCCGCCAGATGCTTGATCTGCAAGCTGGCATCGGCCAATGCCAGGGCCAAACTCGCCGCACTCCCCGGGGCCACCTCAAGCGGGCTCGGCAGCGCTTGAGTGATAGGTTTGAGACTGGCCTGCATTCCTGCCATCTGAAGGGCGCCCTGAGTCATCACGCCGTCCTTGGCAATGGCTGACCCTGCTCCATGATTACTATCTGCCATTGCGCTCTACTCCTGTTTGACGCCAAGACGACTGATTGCGATGTCGTAGCGGCGCAATGCTTTGCCGGCTTCCCAATCGAGGATTTCCGCTTCGTTCACCGAGTAAACCAGCGGCACTACATCGAGAATCACTTCGATGTCGCGCTCCGAAAGAAGTCCGCCGGTTTGTTTAAAAAATCGTCGATGCGCTCCTGCAGCTCGGTCCAGTCGGGCACGGTCAGGCCGGCAAGATCGGGAATCATCAGGCCCGTGCAATGGGCGGTGATGAACTCGGCGCGCTCTTTGTTAGTGGCGAGTTTTTTCATCACCTTGGTAGCGCGCAGGGCGGGCATTTCCAGGGGCAGTTCCGACAGGTTTCGGCCGGCGGCTTCCAGGGGTAATAGCAGGTGGACAGGCTGGTCGTGGGTCGTCACGTCCTGTTCTTTCAGGAAGAACGAGGCCGGGCGTGTCGACATTTCGTGTACGTACTGCGCAATGCTCACGTAGTCCGGGCGCTTGAGTTGGTCGAGCTCTTTTTCCGACAGGCCGGTGGCGAGTTTCGCCAGTTCGAAGAACTGGTCGTCCTCGTCATCACCGGCCCGGGCCAGCGCGTCTTTTTGCGCGGCATAGAACAACGGTTTGAGTTGAACCTGCTCGATCATTGCACCGGTGTCGGCGGTGATCGGGGACAGCAGGATGTGCAACGGTGGCATCCAGGCCATGGGGAATTCCTTGTTGAGCGGTGTTGAAAAGTGCAAAAAATCTAAACCTGAGCACGGCCCCTGCGGGAGCTGGCTTGCCTGCGATGGCATCCACTCGATGCTCCAGAGATACCGAGTCGCCTGCATCGCAGGCAAGCCAGCTCCCACCTTGACCGTGCTCGCTTCAGATTGCGCCGGCCCTTAAGGCATCAGCACGGCGCGGCGGGCATCGCCAAGGATGTCGACGCCGTTGAGCACGAACTTCTGGGTGCGCACATCGATATCGATCACCGAAATGCCATTTTCCAGACGGTTGTAGGTACGGCAGGACAGCTCCAGCGTGGTGGTGGCCTTGTCGCCCATTTTCAGCTTCGCCTCCTCCAGGGATTTGAGCTTGCCGCCCACGGTGTGGTAGGTGAAATAGGTCTTGCCGTCTTGATCCTGGCCGGCTTCACGCACGTTCAGCAAAATGTCGTCGCCCATGCGCACGCCCAGGGCCAGCATGATTTGCGGGCCGGCACCTTGCAGCACCAGCTTGGCATTGAGCACCTTGCCGCTCTTGGCCATTTCCTCGGCGATAAAGCGCCCGCCGGACATGGCCTCCATGTCGAACTCGATCTTCGGCGGGGTGAATTCTTCCACGGTTGCGGACAACGGCAGGCCTTGAAGGGTGGCCGCAATGGCCTGTCTGACTCGGTTGGTAAACATTAGAGAACGTCCTCCAGGAACTGCTCGATGATTTCATCGCGGGCGTTGAGTTGATAAACCATGTGTTCGTTCGGCGCGTAGCGGCCGTAGTCGATGACGATGAACCAGGTACCGTTCTTGTACTTCTCGACGCTGTTCAGTTCCGGGTGCAGGTACACGCTGCCGCCGGGGATGGTTTCGTCGGCCACCAGGGTTTGCAGCCAGTCGTTGATACGCTTGACCTCCTGGTCCATGAAGGACTTGGTGAGGTTCTTGGCCATGGCTTTCTGGCCGGCCTTGACCAGCTTGCGGCTGATGGCATCTTCCAGGCCGACGTAGCTGATGAACTTGCCGGTGATGGAGCGGTTGCCCAACAGCGAGAAGCCGCCGAGGATGGTGCGGGCGTAGTAGCTCACGCCGTAGCGGTTGAGCAGGTCGCCTTCGGTGGAGGTGTCGAGGATGTTGTACTCGACCACGCGGGAAACGTCCTCGGCGAAGGTCACCTGGTTACCTGGACTCTCCCACTGCTTGACCTTGGCCAATGCGGCGATGGCCAGCGAGGATGGCGACAGGAACACGTTCTTCTTCGCGGCTTTGGAGTACACCGACGGCATGTTGTGCACCAGCAGGCAACGGTCGAAGCCGAGGTCGGCCCCGCCCAGTTCGCCGCTGTAGGTCACTTGGTCGGCAACGGACGCGTCCTTGCCATCCAGTACCACACGGGCCTTGATGCGCTTGCCGAAGGAGGCGAACTCACCAGCCACGGCCTTGGTGCCGGTAAAGCCTGGAGCGCCGATGATGGTCAGGTCTTCAGGCACGCTGCTCAGGGCCGCCAGGCCCAGCTTGCGACCGGTGACCGGGTCGTTGCCGCCGATCACATTATTGATCGTATCGGCCGGGGTGGCGCCCTCTTCGACGATCACGACATAGACCGGCACCTTGACCACTTTGAGGATCTGGTACACCGCCTGGAACAAGGTGCCCGACTCAGTGCCGGTAGGGTCCAGCAGCGCCTGGGCGGTGAAGCTGTTGATGCGAAACGGCGCGTTTTTGGGGATCGACGCATGGGCATTCGGCGCAGTGCCGACCAGGCCGATGACGTTATCGCCAAGGCCACCCATGGCCTCGGGGGATTCAGTGGCATTCACAGTGATGCCGTTGTGCTCGAAGTTCAGGACTTCTGCCATGGTTATTCAGCCTTCTTGGGGGTGGAGTTGAGGACGCTGGTCAGTTCCAGACGGCCGGCGGTGCGCAGGGCGGATGCTTCGACGTCGAGCAGTTCCAGCTCCTCACCGGCGGTAGACCAATGGCCGTTGCCGATGGGGAATGGGATGAGGACGGTGTAGGTTTGGCGGGTGGGCATGGGTGGAAATCTCCGGGTGGGAAATGCAAAAGCCCCTGCGGGGAGGGGCTTTGGGGAGGCGAAAAAAAACCGCTTTCGCGGTAATCAGTTATTTCAGGAAATCGGGTTTGGATGGCCAGAGCACTGCGTCTGGATCTTCTCCCTGATCTGGAATATCACGCAGTTTTTTACGATACTCAGCGAATATGAGCTTATGGGTTTCGAGCATCGGATAGTCTGGCATTGCAGCATAATCACTCGCCGACAAGTCTTGATCCCTTGCCTTACGGATCATTTCCCACTTGATAATCGGATGAAGTTCAGCAGGTACAAATAGCGGTTTCATATTTTCTCCTTAGCCTAGAGCCAACATCGTTCCCCAATCACCTGGGTTGGTTACAACGCCTGTGCAAGCCCCTGCCAGCATCACCTCAACAACGCCAGTGGAAGAGGTGCGCATTGGGTGCAGATGGTAATAACTCCCAAAAAGTTCAGTAGGAGAAATAACACTGGAACACCAGCGCCATTTACCTTTTTCAACGCCATTACTCCATGCTCCAGACACGTTACCTTCCAAAAGACGCACGAAGGCGCCTACCGTCAGGTAGGAGTTCTGCGGTACTGCACCAGAGCCATTCGCGAGCGCCATATCGACCGTGTATGGGAACGCAAGCCAAGGACTAACGTCTGACACCGACCACTTCATTTGCCACAGATATACAAACGTGCGCCAATAGTCGCTCGCCCTGATTTCAAAGCTTGGATATTGTTCCCGCACATCTGCCTGCACCTGGAGCATGAAATCCACATCAGCTTGCGGGCGTCCGGCCGCTTGAGAAACAGGGGTAATAGTTCGCAGCTTAGTGGGCGTCACTTCAGCATGAATCCCCCAATTTTCAATCAGTGTTCCGTCGGCGTTGGGGGAAAGATTGAAGTTCTTGGTGACCGCTAACCTTGGGAGTCTATTTTTCAACTCCGCCAATTGTGCGTCATACGCCAAGCGGGCATTAGCTATCGCCTTGTCAATTTCTCCGACTTTTCCAGTAATAACGTTAGTTAAGTTGTTTGCCGCACTAACGACGGCAGCAAGTTGCTGTTCAGTACTCAAATGGATGCTCCTAAACGCCTGATGAGCGTCATATGAAATCAATTAAAAACGCCCTATTTCTTTTCGACTTCCATCACCCGAAATAGAACCCCTACACCGCGTGCCATATTGTCTATGCTCGCGGCCGATAAGGCCGCAATTTCATCAGTCAATAACACATTCAAATTGTCATTCCCCACCACAATCGTCACGCTATCCGCCGGCAAAGGCGAAACATCCAGCGTAAACTTCTGCAGCACCCGCGCCGCCGCCGCTTTATACGTCAGCAACTTCCCCGCCACGGAATACACCGCCAGCAAGGTGCCACTGGCGAGGTAAAACCCGAACTCGCCAATCTCATACTCACCGTCGCCATCAAACAGCGCGGCCATCCTGAGTTGGCGCTCGCCCAGGTCTTCGTAATCGACGATGGCCACCCGTTGACGCTCGTCACGCAAGGCCACTTCCGTGCCGTCGGGGTTGTAGCGGCCGGTGCCGGCGCCGATGTGGGTGATTTCGCCTTTGAGGCCTTGGTTCTTTGCCTGCAGCACTTCATCCAAACCTTTGGAGGTGAAGCGCACCAGGCGCGTGATTTCATCTGTCATGGCTGCGCCCTGAGGTCGTAATCGTTAATGGTGTAGTGCTGGGCAACCCCGGCACTGTTTAGGCGAGCCACCAGCGCCAGGTCCGGCAATGCGCCGTTCAGGTAGAACTCGCCGTCGCTTAAAGGCGCGTCGAGCACTTGCGTGAGCGCGAGCTGGCCTTCGGTTTCATGCACGATGGTAATCGTCGCCTGATCGCGCTCACTTTTCGCCGCGTTGATGCGACGGATCAGCCGGTTGTGGTCGCCGCTGGACCAACTGCGCCCGATGATCGCCTGCACGTCGAAGGTGTAAGGCACGCCCAGCGGACGTTGCTGGTACCAGGCGCTGATATTCGGCGTGAAGCCCAATGACTCCACCGCATGGCTCAGTGCCTTGGGTGTGCCGGCCTGGCGTTGGATCTGCCAGGACAAGGCCACGGTCAGGCGTTTTTCCGCTTCGCTGGCCTCGGCATCCCATTCGCTGACGCCACGGTCGGCGGCCAGGTAAGGCAGGAACTCGCTAGGGGTATACAGCGGGTTCATCAGCGCCGGAAACGGCGGGGCGACACGCTCAAGCAATGTGCCGAAGCCCAAGTCCAACGCCTTTTCCAGCGGTGAGCTGTTGGCGGGCAGCAAACTCGCTTTGGGTTCACTCATAGTGTGCGCACCTCCACCTCGACGCCCGTGCAATACGGGGCCTGGAACGCCGTGCTGACAATCGGCGCCAGCGGTTCGAGGATGTGCAGTTGCGCGGCCCCGGCACTGTGGATGGCGTAGTCGATCCAGCTGGGGTCCACCCGACCTTCCAGACGGTGGCAGGACTCGGCGTAGTCTTGCAGCAGTTTCTGCGCGGCCACTTGGGTCAGCCCCGAGTCCGGGCCGGCGTTGATCTTGGCCACCACACGAATTTTATAGGGTTGAATCTGCGCGCCTTGGACGCTGACAAGATCGGTTTCTGGCCGTACATCCGGCCGTGCGAAATGTCGACGTACACCGTCAAGCAAGTCGACAGATGGCGTGCCGTCGCCCTCCCTGGAAAGCACGGTGACCATGACTTCCCCCGGTGCGGTGCGGCGAGCGTTGCCGTCCTTGACCTGGGCCGCGTAGCCGTCGGGGTCGAAGGTGTAGGTGACCGTGACCACACCGGGCGTCGCGCTTTGTACTTTCACTGCTGGGCGCTCGCCCAAGGTGAACACTTCGCGGCGATACTGCATGCGCGAGCCCGCCGCTGGGGCGTGGGGTGCCAAGTAGTAGCGCAGGCGGGCGTCGTCGTCGCTTTCCAAGGTGGGCGGCACCGGCGGGAAAGCCGCCGGGTCGCCTGGGTCGAGCACTTGGCGTTCCAGGCCCATATCGGCCAGGCGCGCATCCAGGTTGCTGCCGGTGGCCCACCACGCCAGCATCTGCTTGATGCGCGCGTTGTATTTGCGCTCATGGGTTTGCAGGCGCACGCAAAACGCTTCCAGGGCCAGGGTCAGCAGTTCGCTTTCGTTGTCGAGGCTGACCTGGAGTTTGGCTGCGCTTTGCGGCGCGCGAGTGGCGACGTAGTCGATGACGAACGCTTTGAATTCGGCCAGCAACGGTTCGAACTCATCGACCTTAATGATGGCCGGTTCCGCCAGTTGGTTCTGGCCGGGGATCAGCATGCTCATGTCACGACCTCGAAGGATTGTTGGCGGTTTTTCCAGGTGCCGGCAAACCGCAGCAGCAGGCCGGCGCCCTGGCGGGTAGCGACAATGACCTGAGGGTCAAAATCGCCAATGCCGTTATGAATGTTGTAGAACGCTTGGGCGGCGTGGCTTTGGGCGAGGATCAGCAAGTCATCGCCCAGGTTCTGGCCGAGCAATTGCGGGATCAGTGAGCCGTACAGCGGGCGTTTTTGCCGCGTTCCGATGGGGGTGGTCAGCGCGCGGGTGGCGCGCTGCACAAATTGCAGCCAGTCGTCGACGGCCGCCCCGGTGTTCCTATCGATTCCGAGCATGGGGTGTCCTTATCGGGGGCTGATGACGCGTCCTTGATGGTCCACCACCGGGCCGCTGAAGTGCGCGCCGCCGGCATCCAGCAACAGGCTGGTACCGCCGATTTGCAGGGTGATGCTCTGGGCATTCATGGTCAGGCTGGCAGCGCCGACTTTAATGTCGACCTGTTCACGGGAGCCGCTGACGGTGGTTGGGCCGTTGACCCAGTTGAAGGTATGGCTGGCATCGTCGTAGTCGCTTTGGGTGCCGTCTTGATGGCGCCGCCGGGTCAGCGTTGCCACGCTGGAGACCGGCGGGAAGCGATCACTGTTGAGGCCGAACAGGGCCACGGATTGCACACCGCCCTCCCCCCCGCCGTAGTTGAGCAGCAGGCATTGCTCACCCACCGTGGGGATGCGGGTTTCGGTTTGTGCACCGGCACTGGGGTTGAAAAAGCGGATCGCCGGGGTGAGCAGGTCACCGTGGCTGACCTTGCAGGTGTTGCTGGCCGCATCGACGTGCTGGCAGATGCCGATCCGGCAGAAGCTCTCGGCGCGGCGGTAGAGGTCCTCAAGCTGGGACTCCATCTCAGCCAGGCGTTCGACGATCGGTCCCAATTGCATGCGTAACAGCGCGTCGAACATGGGCTACTCCGCCAGTGGCTGGTATTGGGTTGGGTCGTCGATGTTGGAGACGTCCCAAGTGCAGGCAAATAGCGGTTGGCCTGTGGGATCGTCGAGTAACACCGGCCCCAGATAGAGGGTTTGCGTGAAGGAAACCGTCCAGGTGTCGTAGTCCGTTTCCACGGAAGTGCGCGCAGCGGGAGCGGCGACGATATTCGCCGGCAAATCGCACTGCGTCTGGGGCAGGTTCCAACGGTTATCCAACACCAGGTCCATGAGTTGGCTGGCCAGGTCGCAGGCATCGAACGGCAATGCACCGGGGGCGACCATGGCCCTCAGTGAAATGCTCAGCACGTGAGCCTTGCGCCCTTCGCGAGAGCGAATGCCCGGGCCATTGCCTTCGACCGTGACCTGCACACCGGTTTTTTCGGCGTCGCCCTTAAAGTCCTGGTGGCTACCGACCTTGATGTCGGGGAAGGCCGCGTGCAGCACCGCGCCGATGGCCTGGGGCAGTTGGGATGGCTTTTCGATAAGCGTCATTTTAAGTAGCGTCCTTGCAACAATTACTGCGGGTCCTGGCGGGAGCCTTGGTTGATCCCGATGCGCTTGGCTGCCCACCGTTCATAAAGACCGATGGCCACGTCGGCACCGGCCATGGCGGTCAGGCAACCAATGGCGCCGGCGGTCCAGATCGACATTCCGGCGGCGTAGCACAGCATCAGGGCGGAAACCCCGCAAACCATGCACGCCCCGGAACGCAGGGCCAGACGGCGGATCAGTGACCAACCGCGGGCGCCCTCCTTGTCGGCCCGCCACATCTCGCCGGATACGCCGCCGATCACTGCCAATACGATCACCAGCCAGATAGGCATTTCCGCTAACGCTTGCTGTTCATTTGTCATGTCACGCCTCCTGGCTGAGCAATAGATAGTCCGTATTTCATTTACAAATGCTTGAGTAGGTAGGCATTCCAAAAAGCCCGGTCGCCCGGGCTTTTCAGTAATGATGTCCTCGGACTTTCGGCGCTACTGGCGCGGTACGGTCCTTTCCTCGATGTTTTTCCGACCACGATCCCTGTCTGCCGGATAACTGCTTCTGGTGCTTTACGCTGCACACCCGGGTCAGTTGCCAACCCTCTGAACCGTTAAGGCCGGTTCATCGCTGCCTGTTGTTGAAGCGGTGAAACTAAAGAGCGTCGGCATCCTTGCCGGTGTTGCCTGGCATCCCTGCCATCGCTTCGATGGCGTCCTTGCCGATGTTGCGTGCCTTCCTTGTCTTCCTTGGCAGCATCCTTGCCGCCTCCACCAGGCCTTGTTGGCTGGCTTGAGATGAAGAATATGCATGTATGCATATACAGTCAATGCACAAATGCATTTATTTTTGCTGCGGAAATGCGCATATGCATTAGAAGGCCTACTGGCTTGGGGTTTGCCGGTTTTCTGCGGGTGAAAAAAAACCCGCACATGGGCGGGTTTCTTCTTACGAGTGGGAGTTAGCGGGCGTACATACCCCACCAGAAAACATGACCGAGGATGCTAATCTGCTCGTCCTGGATATCCTGGAAGCTGTAGTCCTCATCGGGGTGTTCATCACGATTGAAGCTGCGCAGGCGGATACCGGAAGGCAGGCGGTAGAGCTGTTTAACCCGCAACTGGCCGTTGTGATTGATGGCATACAGGTCACCATCGACGATATCGCCAATGCCGCTCTTGCCGGCATTGACCCCCACCGTGGCGCCGTCTCGTAACACCGGCAACATACTGTTACCGCGCACCGTCACGCACTTGGCCTGGTCGAACTGCACACCGTTATGCCGCAGGCTGCGCTTGCCGAACCGCAGGCTGGCCTTTTCGCTTTCCTCGATGACGAATCTTCCTGATCCAGCAGCCAATTCAACCTCGCGCAGAAAGGGGATCGACACCTCGTCATCATTGACGGGGGTGTCGTCGTCCCACAGGCTTATGTCCTTGAGTTCCGAATGCATCGGGTCGCGCCCGTCATCGCGCAAAGCGCCCACTGCTGCGCGCCCGCGCAGGTAATCAGTGCTCACGCGAAAATACTCGGCGATACGGGAGATGTGTTTATCCGACGGATCAACGATCTTGCCGCTGAGGATCCGGGACAGTGTGGATTGAGGCACGCCAGTGCGTCGGTGAAGCTCCGTGGGGGAGATCCGGTCGCGGTCCAGCAGCTCTCTTAAGACGATAGAAACGTTGCGTTTTTGCATAGCGCGGATAGTGACGGGAGTTTGGGGGGTTGGCAAATGCTAATTTGCATATTTATGCATTAAACATCTGGACCTCACTTAATTCGAATCAGAACACTGTATATACAACCAGTTATCGACACTCTATTATTTCGACAGCTTGGTATTGCTGCCGATCAACACCTTGCATGTCGACAACTCAAGGCCTATGTATAAAACTCTTTGACAACGTAGCCAGCAACGACGGAGGTGCTCATGGCTTATTCAGCGCTAGCTGTCGCTAACGCCTTCATTGAACGTGCGAAGGAAGGCAAGCTTTCGGGCCTGACGCCCATGAAGCTGCAAAAACTGCTGTTTTATACGCAGTCCTGGCATTTGCGCGAACGGGATCAGCCCCTCATGGATGATCACTTCGCCCGCTGGCAATATGGCCCGGTCATTCCGTCGCTTTACCATGAGTTAAAATCCTACGGTAATCGCCCGGTGACCGCGTTGCTCAGCAACCTGAAGCCCGACGCCGAAGACATTGTCTTCGTGACACCGAGAGTGCCTGAGAGCGATACCTACACCCATCGTTTGATTGACCGGATCATCAACAAATACGGCAAGTGGTCTGGCACCCAACTGTCCAACCTCTCCCACGAGGACGGCACAGCCTGGGCCCTCAAGGGCGCCGACGGTTCGGCCATCGACTGGGAAGACATGGCCACACTCATTCACCCAAAGAGCCGCATCCGTGAGTGAAGAACTCGACAACCTGGAACTCACCTTGCCCCCCGTGGCAGGGCCTGACCAGGACACCCAAGCCGGTGGCGAGCAAGCCATAGGCACCGACGATGAAAGAAGCCAGAACCTCAAAGACCAGAAGGCTGAAAGGCAACTGCGCAAGAAATATGCGGGACGTGCGTTTTGGTTCGCTGCGTGCGGGGTGATCTTCTGGGGGGTCCTGCTGGTGTGGAATGGCTGGTCGACGTATTACTCGGGTAAAGCGCCGTTCTCGGACAATGTGTTGATTGCCATCACTACGGCGACTTCAATCAACTTGTTTGCGGCGTTTCTTGGGGTGATCAGAGGGTTGTTTCCGGCTAGTGGGCGTAAATCCAAATAGTCTGGTCGTACTCATACCCTGACTTCTCTCTATCCGGCATTAAGGTGTGAGCACGCAAAAGTCAGTTAATCATCTTCAAGGCACTGATCGGTTTTTTAGTTTTTGCCGAGCTTATCCAGCAGCGACCGGCTGCAAAAATCGCACCGAGGTGGAGTTTCATCTTGCGGCCAACACCTCGGATTTCCGCCACGTCTGTATTGCGCAAGACCCGGTCCCGCTTAACCGGGTCGGTGCTATTGACCACCCCGACCAGCATCAACTGAAGCCGCACCCGCGGCGGCTTCTGTCGTCGGCCAGTCAGCGGCGCGGAGTCTGCAAGGCGTGGTAGCCGTAATCGGCGCGAGCTTTGCGTAAAGGAACGCCCTCCTCGATAGCCGTACGAATATGTTCTTCGGCCTGGTGGATTTCTTCGGCCACCTCCAGCACTTCGCTCAGTGAGCCGGCCGGAATCACCACCAGGCCGTCAGCGTCGCCGCGCAACCAATCATCGGGTTGTACCCGCACGCCACCCAGCGTAACGGGCGCCTGGATCGCTTCGACACGCACGCGATCCTTGCCGGTGCGCATCCAGTTCCCCCGGGAAAAGATCGGGTAGTTAAGCTCCAACGCACGGTCGACATCGCGGCAGATACCGTCAATCACCGTCCCGGCCAACTGCTTACGGGCGGCGGTAGAGGTCAGTAAATCGCCCCACACGGTGGTGTCGAGCCGCGCCTGGTTGTCGATCACTACCACCTGGCCAGCCTCAAGGTCGTCGATGTAGTCACCCACCGAGCCGCCGTCCAGGCCAATAGGGCCGTAGCGCAGGGTCCAGGCTTTGCCTGTGAGGTTGAACGACCGGTCCAGAGGCATGATGTCGGTGCACTGGCAAACGATTTTCAGGCGGTCCATCGCATCGCTGAGGTCGGTGCAACTCAGGGCGTCGAGGCGGGTAACAATAGAGGTTTGCATGATGTGGCCTTCCTTGTGTCCTGTGGGTTAACGCGCGGTGGCGTCGGCACTGAATGCGTGGATATTGTCGACGATCTGGCGTGACGCCGTCCGGATTGCCGTGGTGGTATTGCCAGCGATGTGCGGCGTCAATTGCGCATTGGCAATAGCGGTCAATGGCGAGTCGAAGCGGTCTTTTTCAAGGGCAAAGGTATCGATGGCGACGGCTTTGATATGCCTGGGAAACTGGCGCATGAAAGCGGCCAACCGGTGTTCGTCGACGATCCCGCCGCGCGCGGTATTGATGAGGATTGATCCCTGGCGCATCTGCTGGAACTCGGCGGTGCCGAACAAGCCTCGGGTCTGCGGGGTGAGCGGTACGTGGATCGAGACGATGTTCGCCTCGGCCAGTAACTGTTCAAGACCTGCCCGCCGTTCAAGCCCAAGGCTGTGCGCCACCGGTTCGGTAAAACGTTCGGACCCGGTGGCGATCACCTTGATGCCCAGCGCCGCAGCCTTGCGCGCCACCTGCCGGGCAATGCTGCCGGTGCCCACCAGCCCAAGCGTCAGTTCGGCGTATTCGCAGGCAGGTGCCAAGGAGCCTTTTGCCCAATGGCCGTTGTGCGTTTCAGCGTTGTAGTCATCCAGGTCGCGCGACAGAAACAGCGCCTGGGCCACGACGTATTCGGCAACAGCGGTCGCGTTGGAGCCCGGTGTGTTGAGGATCGCCACGCCACACTGCTCGCACGCCAGCCGATCAATATGATTGATCCCTGTGCCCGCCTGGGCAAGGGCGCGCAGTGGCGTGGCCAACGCCGGCGAGGTGGCAGCGCGGATCAGGCCAGCGCCCAACGGGATGTTCAGGCGCGTCTTGAACACGCTGTAACCCCCGGCCTGACTCACGGCGGCAATAAAGCCAGGTTCGTCATGGCAGTTGATCTCGGCATAGTGAATGCGCGTGCCGTAGTGCTGCCGGATGCGCTCTTTGTCCGCGAAATAATGCAGGTTGAGGGTGACGCCCAGGCCCAGTTCAAGAAAGCGATCGACTTCCTCAAACAGTAACGGCGGCCCGGGGGCATCCAGTATCAAGGTGGTAAATGCCATACAGTTGATCCTCTTGGAGGGTAGCGCCTGCCGATACCCAGGTTGCCCTGGGCATCGGGGTTAATCACCAGGTGAAATGGTGGGCGCTTGCGGGATCGACCAAACCTGCATCGGTACTCACGGCCGCGAGGAACCCGCTGTAGAAATCATTCAGCGATGACGACTGGATGAACGCGGGATTGCTTTTGGCGTAGAGCAGAAACAAGCGATAGATTCGCAAGTTCTTTTCCTTGAGATAGACCTCGGCCCTGAGGCTGGGCCAGAGGTTGAGCAAGCTGCCTTCCTTGATTTTCCATGGATCCGCCGGCTCGGTGCCGTTGGTGGCTTTGTACACGAAGCGCTTACCTTCAATCACTTCCAGGTGCAGGCTGGCCAGCAGCTGTTCGGCGGTACCGACGGCTTCGGCCTTCAAGGCTTGCGCCAGCCTCTGGATGTGGGCCTTTTCCGGGATGCTGCCGGTCAGGGTCAGCCAGGCGCATTTGAGGTCGGTTCGCGCAATGGCGTAGGCCATGCCTTTGACGTAGGTGTGAAAGCTCTCATCCTCGTTGAAGGCCTTGGACAAGCAAGTTGCCGGCTCTTGCGCAAACTGCCCGACGCCGATCAGTTCGCTGTGCAATCCACCGGCCAGCAAGGCGCGGGTCCAGGGAATCGCACGAATGGCATCGGGACGCGACTCGAACACCTTGATGTTGAAGATACGAGAAGGCGGCCGGGTGCCTTTGGCGGTGGCCCTGACCACATCGAATCGTGCCAGGTCCCGCAGCAGGGAAGGCAGCGCCGGATGCTCGAAGAACGTCGCCTGGTAGCGGCGCACCACGCCCCCCCAACGTTGAACCCTGCCGGCAATGACCTCCTCGGACGGCTGCGGCTTGGGCTCGGCGTGCATACGGTACAACTGGCTGAGAAAGTTGACGGACTGGTTGCGGGTCAGCAGATGAGCGCGCATCTCCGCGCAGCCGGCCAGCATGAAGCGGGTTTCCGGGCCCTCCAGCGCGCCGAACTCCTGCAAGGTCTCGGCGATCACCCCATTACACCGTGCGTGTTCCCCGCCCATGATGACGTGGACGACCACCTCGATGCCATAACGGGCCGCGATCAACTTGTGCTGGTTGGCAATCGCCATGTTCAGCTTGTGCATGGCCTTGCCGCCTTGCTTGCCCGTGTCGCTGGGGCCAAACGTGATGTATTGGCGGTTGCCGCGCGTTGCCAGGTGCTGGCGGTACACCGGGTTTTCGTACACCTCATGCACCGTGGCCACCGTGCGCTCGGCACCTGCCAGGTCTTCAGGTTGCAGAGCGATGTCAATCCCGTCCCGTACCTGGGCCGCTTTCATCAGGAACAGCACCTCCAGCGCGCTGAGGGCCGAGGTGTACTCGGCGATCCCGTGGATTTTCATCCGGTCGCGATAACGGTCAATCATTTCAAACCGTTCCACCGCGTTGCGCGCATCGTGCATGCGGATATAGCTCGCATCCTGCTCCATCAGCGCAATGTAATCCTGGCCGGCATATTGCTCGACTTTCCGCGTGTAAATCGGCGTCGTGCGTTGCAAATACTCCTGCCACAGGGCAGCGGGCGTCCGGGCCGCCCCGCCCTCCAGCGCGACCTCAAGGGCGGCCTGACGCGCACGCTCATCCAGCTCGTGATAGTGCCGGCCCTGGCCCAGGCCGATGGTTTCCAGCCACTGACTGGAAAGGATCTCATCGACCACGCAGCTGAACATCTCGGCGTTTTCACGAAACTCGATATCCAGATAGTGAAAGCCAAACGCATGCACCCGCAGCAGCAGACGGTCGATGGCGGCGGGCTGGGTAAAACGGATGCTGCTCAGTGCGTCGATCAGTTCGGCGGGACGCTTGAAATGCTCGGGATGATCCTTGCCCACGCGAGCACGAATCTCTTCAAGGCGATGCCGTGCGCCGCCGTCCTTGATCAGACTGTCGATATCAGCGATGTAGCGATTGCGCAGCGCCGTTTCCAGCGCCACCACCAGGGTTTCGGTGTGCTGGTTGGTGTCATAGGGGCGGCCATCCTTGTCGCCGTATAACCAGGTGAACAAAGTCAGCCATTTTTCCTGCGGCGCCAGGCCCAGGGCGTGATGCACGTCGGGCAACGCGTCATACACACTGTCGGCGTAAAAAATCTGTGACTCGATATCGGTGCCATTACTGCCCGACCACACGGCGTTGTACAACTCCAGCAGAAGCTGCGCAGTGACTTGAGGCTTTTTCAGGCCACGATCCTCGACGTGCTGTGCCAGTTTCTGCAAGACCAGCACAACGGAATGCTTGAGCTGGTCGGTTTCTTTGCACAGCACTCCCAGGCTGATATTCACGCCCGCAGGCGCTGCAATCAACTGCGGATCGAGCGTGAGCAACTGACGAGGCAGACTGGCTTGCGAAGCAATCTGGGTCGCCACACCCCTGACCGACAATTCGAACAGCAGTTGCTTGATCAGTAACAACTTCCAGAATGCCTCGACGTCTTTGCTGGAGCGCGATTCGAAGAACGCCTTGCCCAGAGCTGCGGCCAATTTCGAATCACCCTTGTCCAGATACGACAGCGTATCGATTTCAGCATAGATCCTGAGACAGGCACGGGCATGCGGGGTGTGGGAAGCATCATCCGTGTTGGCCTTGAGTGCGTGCTCCAGGGCTCGCCATAGGACGTCATGCAGTAGCGCGGGGTTGGTATGGCCGATTGAGGGGCGAGTTGATGCATTTTCCAGTATGGAGTTGATCACATGATTCATGGGTTCAAGCCTCGATAATTGTCAAATCCCTTGTTTGCAGTGCGCCGAACAGACACACGCAAAATCATCAATGTCCCAGGCTTAACCCACTGCGTCGCAACGAACGGAACTCACCTGTTCGCCGACAGAAAGCCCCCTTGTCGATACCGAAAAACGGCAAAAAAATGAAACAATTTGTTACATCTGTGAGCAATAAAACATGCTCCGAATTTTTCGACAAAAGACCTTTTTGGAATAGAGAGCCAGAAAAAAATGATAGGAAGCTAATAAAAATCACATCAACGATTCTTTTTAGTGCGGATGTTTTTTCTAAAACCCTGATTATTCGAAATTATATTCACCCGCTCAAAAACGCTCGCCCCGGAAAGAATCTCGCGAAGGCACGACCTGCGAGCGCAACTTAAACAATTCTTCATAAACACAACTTTCTGAAAAGCCAGAGCAGGTTCACGCGTTAACAGCGGTGTCTCCTTGCAAAACGCCTTGCACCACACCTCCAATCTTCTCCACGTCGCCAAGCTGCTCGCAGAAGATGCGGCGATGACCATGGAGACGGACCGTTACGCCTGGGCTTCGCATGATTTGCAGGAAATGGTCGAGGCGGTGGTTGATGATGGGGTGAAGGTGTTGGATTCGCCGGTTAATACCCAGTAAGCCGCGAAAATAGAAAAGGCGGGTAACCGCTAACCTGTGGCGGCGCCGCTCCTTTAGTGGTGGATATCGGGGCGGCACCGCTTTTGCTTTTTTACCTATCCGTTTGCGACCTGCGAACCCCCGACCTCGCGTGTTAACCTTGCCGCCATCGCAAAAAATGCTGGGCCAAGCGCCCCCTTTGCCCCATCACTTTCAACGAATTTGCCTACTACCCAATGAGTAAAAACACTTCAGACCTGTCCTCCCACACCCCGATTGTGTAGGAGTATGTGGGGAATTTTGAGGGATCGGCCCGTGGCTGCGGGCTGTGATGCTCATTCTCGGCAGGTTGCATAAATGCATAATGGGCATTAGATGGCATAGATTGGCGTACGGTTTGCCCCATTTATGCCCCACGAGAGTCCACCGAATCCTGCTTGCCCAATCATTCGATGTTGGATCGGGCGGACTACCCTCCCACACCCCGGTCCCCAAACTCAGCCTTTATAATCTTTTCGCGTTTTAGCAATTTCCAAGCAAGTTGAAATCACTGCCTGACAAGGGCGCGACCGGTACTATGCTTCTACTTTTTTCTCGAAGGGAGCTTACGCCATGCTTGGTGATTATTCGCTGTGCGATGTGCTTGAGAGGATGTACACCAACCAACTAGCCTTGGAGGCAGCCTTAATGGAGCTGACACTGCACCTGGAGCTGCAAGGCTCGTCAGAGGTGGGGAGTAACGTTCGTGGCGCGCTTGACACGGTTGGTGAAAACGCCGGCTACATCAAACAGGGCTTAGCCAAGCTCAAAGGTTCGAATTCCTGCTAAGTCTGAACCATCTCAGGTTTGTAGCCGGTGAATCCAACGCCGGCAGCCTTAGGTGCTGACAGGCAGCAATCGGCCAAAAGCAGCCGCTCATAAGGGAACGTGTTCGTCCTAAAGCTGCCGGTGGCTAAAAAGCAGATATCCGCCTAGAGCGAACGTTTCTTAGTGGGTGCTAATGCCCCATACTGGGATTTTGGAGTATGGCGCGCACAACGGTTTATCCTGCCAAACCTGGGTGCTGCTTTACCGGGCAGCATGCTTGCCGAGAGGTGTTTAGCCGATGGGCACTACCTCAGCGAAATTAATTTTTTCTAAAGTACTTATGGGTTTTTTATGCCAGAAGCGACCACCCTTACTGTAGTGACATCCGTTGCGCGTTTATTAGCGCCGGTTCTTAATAGTGTTTACGGTGCTGCAAAGGGCTCGATCAAGAGTCGCTTGCAAAGCTGGAAGGCTGGGGAGGATCTTGAAAAAATTTCTGAGTATTACGTTCGACTGGCGAGTGTTAAAACAATTTTCTCTCGTGATGAAGCGCTATCAATTGACTCATTTTATTATCCCTCCCGCGTGTCATTTAAAAAGCGCCGCAAGGCGGTAAATGGCCTTAGCGATTTGCCAGATGGATGTGTGGTAGTAGAAGGAGTGGTAGGACAGGGTAAGTCAATTTTTATGCGTCACCTAGCGTTGTCTATGCTTACTGATACAAACCAACAAAAAATTCCAGTTTTTGTCGAACTTCGAAATATCACCGCAAAAAACTCATTAAAAAGCTTAATCTGGAAAGCTTTGCAAGCTATAGGTGTTAACCCGGATGATGAGGTGATTAACTATCTTTCCAAAGAACAAAAATTAGTTCTCGTTCTAGATGGTTTCGATGAGATTTTAGAAAACCTAGTAATTGATACGATTGCAGAAATTAGCGATCTTAAAAATCTTAATTCAGGCTTGCAAATCATCGTTTCTTCGCGCCCCCAGAATGCGATTCAAAACATCCCAGAATTTAAAGTTGTAACATTAGAGCCACTTCGCTCCTCTGATCATGACGCATTCCTGAAGAAGCTAGGGGTCGACTCAACTAGAAGGGTTGAATTGCTAGCAGCAATTAAAGATAGCCCCGAAGATATTCAGGACGCTATTAGTACGCCATTAATGATGTCCATTGTTGTTTTGGTCTATGAAAGCGTCAACCAAATACCGCCATATTTGTCAGAGTTTTTTAGTGCATTATTTCATGTTGTATTTACACAGCATGACAGCCTTAAAGAAGCTTTTCGGCGGAAGCACCACACGGGCCTACCAGAAAATAAACTGCAGCATCTTTTTGAAGCTTTTTGCTTTGTGGTTATGCAAAAGTCTTATGGGCGAACCCTCAGTACGTCAAAATTCCATGAATGTTTTGAGAAAGCGGTGAAATACGTTCCAGACGCTAAATGCTCTGCGGACAAATTCAGGGCAGATATCGTAGGTGTGGCATGCCTAATGCTTGAGGAAGGCGTCGGTGAGACAACCTTCCTGCACAAAGGAATATTGGATTATTTTGCCGCTGCCTTTGCTGCGCGACTGGAAGCACTTTCCGAGAGTTTTTATGCATCGATTGCATCCGCGTATAGAAACTGGAAAGTAACTCTACAATTTTTAGCAAATATAGATCAACACCGATATCTAAAATATTATTATCTTGTAGTAGTGTCCGAGGAGCTGGAAGAGCTATCAACCGTTCTGCGAGAGTTAGAGGATGCTGATGTTGCGGCATATGCTATTGGATTGTTCGGTGAGGCAGAGATTCAACAAGCTGGAGGCATAACAAGATTTACACTTATGCCAACCTTCAGAAATGAACTTGCCGAAGTTGCTGCAAGCGCATGCCGCGAGGAAATTTCAAGCTTTCCCGTATTTTCTACAACCACTGACCAATTCAAGGATTTTGCATTGCACAGCCGCAAACATATAAATATTGCGGATAATGATGTCACGTTCGGATTGGATGCTGCATTTGAACTCTACGGGATTGACACAGTGCGAGCGGCGTTGGTCCGCGTGGAGGAAGAATACTTTCGCAAGATAGATTTTGCAACTAAGCAGCTACAAGAATATGAGGACAGGGACGCTGAAATTGATATGAGTTTTGATGCATAGCTCATCTCTAGTTAGCTGGCTCATGAGATTTTTTGGTGAGATTAGCTTCTTAGGTTTTTTATGGGAGTGGGCTGTACCAAGTAACACGGGCCGAGCCACGAGCGAGCGTGATTCGAGTGTCCTCTTCTGGCCCACAACAGCCACTCATGGCAGGCCGCTGTCGGCCAAAACCGGACGATAAATGAGCACGCTAGACTGCGCCTCTTCGCTCAGCAAAAGCCTCCTCTTTGTATGCCTGAGCCCAGGCTTCAAGCTCAGGGAGTTCAGCAGTTTCCAAGTGTAAAATTAGCTCTTCATTCGCCAGTACACTTTCGTAAAAAATGTGCCCCCAAGAGTTTACTGACTTCCGTCGAGCTTTGTTTCTAAACAACACCAACTGTTGCCGCATTTCGAGTCCCGCATCACGTATATCTGCAGCAGAGCCCAATAGGTGGGTGTATTGCTCGCGAAAAAAATGATAGTAACGAATGTTTATCCCGAGACTCGTTATATGCCGAAAAACCAATTCCTGCAATTCCTGGCTCAGGGCCTCACTTGGATATAATTCCATAGACTCAGGTGCTGAATATGGCTCGCCAATTCTAAGATTTATAACTTGTTGATCTAGAAACTCATCAAAGTAAGGATGTAAAAAAAGACGCTCACCATCATTGCTTAGTACTTTTTCGAGTTTCTTTCCCTGGCATTTATCACACATAGGTGACAAATTAACTGCCGTTATAGAAAAATCTGGAAAGGAGTTTTTAGGAAGGTAATGATCCAAAGTGTTAGGTGTGCCATCCTCACCACATGCTGGACACATTTGCAGTGTTCGCTCCCGCAATTTCTCTAGGACCGGCTTTTGCACAGAGTTGAGTTTCGGGCTGTTATAAAGAGTCAGAAACCTAGTCTTGAATTTAACGGCATCCGCCCAAGGAACTAAGACTTCTGGATTTCCACAGGCGCGAATGTAGTTCCGTATTCGCATCTTCCAAGGTGTCCGTATCCGCTCAAAATATGCCGAATTGCGCCCCTGCTGACGCTGGTCAACAACGTCATCAATTAATATGACATCATCAACAGTAGGGGGGTGGAGGCGAGTTACCATTTTCCAGCCCCCATAGCGCTTATCTGAATAATCATCTCTTCGTTGATATTATCGCCTAACTCCTCAATGAGTCTATCGGCAGTACCGAATTCTTTGAGTTTTTGTCGGATCCAAGACTCGAACGGTTTTGACACTGACTTGTCGCCAAATACGTAAGAAGAAATACGCTGCATATCTCCTCCAAATGTTTCAAAAGGGGGATGATTTATGAACAACTTTTTTTCCTCCTTCTCAAACACATGCACACAGCCTCGAGGTAACTCTCGGACTGTTACCAGCGAATGGGTAGCGAGCAAAGCTTTGGAGCGATAGCTTATTAGTAGATCTTTAAGCATTGAAATGAAGGCTATTTCAAGCGTTGGATGCAGGAATAATTCCGGCTCATCAATAAGGATCAGACTGTTACGTCTAATCGCACCTAAAATATTGATAACGATATAGGCGAATAGCCGCTGCCCCGAACTTAGCTCTACGACACTTCCATTTTTTAAAAAGAAAATACCTTTTCCGGCAAGTATGGATGAAGAAAGCTCTTTCGAGTTTAGTACTTCTATACGGTCACTTCCAATTGGAATCAAAACGCGTTCACGGCTATCTGTACCTTCCGCCTCCATGTTTAGCCTCACCACGATATTATTATCAGGAAGCTTTTTACTTAGCAGAAATAATGAGTCTGGGTTTAATAATGTAGTTAAATCCACCAAAGGATCTACCGCAACCGCAGCACAATCGAAGTCGATCGCGGTACGGAGTACCCTCTCCATAGTCTCAACCTTCGCAGACCAATCTTTGATCGCACCGTAGACTTGATCGTCAGAAAGGCAAGCAAGTAGAGAGCGAGCTGCATTAATTTTAGGACGACTATGCGATAAGCGAATTTTTTTCTTACTACTTCCCGTATTATCAAAAACTGATTGCCAGCCGCGAAGACCAAAATATCGGTAAATATTGTGATCCTGTCGGCCTCCTGACTGTTTCACACTGTTTTCGGAGTCTATTGGAAAACGCTCAAATGGACTGTATGAAATGACAATCATTTGATTAATATTGAGAGGATCTTTAAACCCCACATCCGCATCATCTTCAGCACTCAGATCCAACCAGTGCTCGACCATCTGCATCAATGTTTGTGATTTTCCAACTCCGTTGGGCCCAATTAATACATGAATATCGTGCGGCAAAAGCCGATCTGCAGAGTCGAAGTCCAAGTTCAGTTTTTGACATTCCCCTTGAGGATCGAGGAAGCGAAACTGTATGTCACCAACATTTATGTCAGCCGCACTGAGCAGTTTCCAGACGCTTTGATAGGCGGCCTGCGCCCCGCGCTCTCGCAGCAGGGAATACCGGAATCCTTCAGACTCAATTAAGTCAAGGCTAGCAGGTTCTTCGTCAATCCAGCGCTTCAAGCTGGCATCATTGAGTGTGCGCGCAACATCTAAAGTTGCAGCGTTTCCAATGTATCCATCGATTTGCTCATAGAAAGTCGTGTTGGAGGGAACCGAAACGTAATTCACGTTGCGTACTGGGAATTCCCCATCCCATCCCTGTGCCACCAAGCTGTCCAGATAACGATAAGAAACTTTTTCACCACTAAATAGGATTTTGATGGCGCCTGTCACCACATCCTCTCCCTCGATGCGGCACTGTACGGGAAAAGTTGTTTTATAGTCGTAGTCATCCCACCGATCGAAGCCGAGCAGAAGTAGATCTCCTTTTCTTTTTAGTAGAGCTAAGCGTTTCTGAGAGTCTTGGCCAACGTAAAATACACGCACGTAACAACACCTTCCCTGAGTGTGCACGCCTCAGTCAGCCTGGGGTGCTTGTTCCCCATATATTAAGCGCAGTGGGACTAATCCGGAATAGGGTATTGATTCACTTTGAATCGCCCCTAGTTTTTTATACATATTCGAATGGCAGCTTCTGGCCGAAAGCAGCAGCCATTACCTACAGGCTACAGACCAAAGCTGATCCAGCTTGGTTGTATAGCTTTGACTCAGCAATTCACGCCGCATGGCCCAGTCAGGATCTGTCGGCACGCTTGCAGAGCGGAGCGTGCCCCTTCCCCAGCGAACATTGATCTCATCCAGAACTGTCATTAACCGTGTTGTTTTGGTCGGCTGGGACGGGGCGAACAGATCACCGGTGTACTCACCGGGCTGACATAGATTGAGCAACATCACCTCTGCCTTGCTGTACTTGAAGCCTGGCCGGAATATTCGCTCGAGCGCACCTATCGCCGCCTGGGTTAGCAGACGAACGTCATCAGTGGGGTACGGCATATCTACCACCACACCGTTGGCGAATTTCGCCTCCTCAGGATTGAACATCCCGGTGCGTATACTCACGCGCACCTTCTTGCACAGCGAGTTCTGGGCGCGAAGCTTCTCAGAAGCTCGCATCATGTAGGTGGCCACCGCCTCTTTGATAGGCGGCAGCTCCGTCAGCCGCAGGCCGAACATCCGACTGCAGCAGATCTCTTGCTTTGGCGGATCCGGCTCGTCCAGCTCCAAGCAAGGCGTACCGCCCAGCTCCCTGGCCGTCTTCTCGATCACAACGCTGAACTTCTTACGGAGCGTCCATGGGTCCGTCTTAGCCAAGTCCATTGCAGACTTGACTCCCATCGCATCGAGGTGAAGTTTCATCTTTCGGCCAACACCCCACACTTCTGCCACGTCCGTATTGCGCAACACCCAGTCCCGCTTAACCGGGTCGGTGATATTGACCACCCCACCCGTTTGGGACTGCAGGCGCTTCGCTGTATGGTTTGCAAGCTTCGCCAGGGTCTTTGTATAAGCGATGCCGACCCCGACAGGAATGCCGGTACATCGAAGCACCTGGGCACGGATCTGTCGGCCCAGGGCGTCCAAACCTGCAATACCGGTCAGGTCTGCAAATGCTTCATCAATCGAATACACCTCCACGGCCGGCACCAGCGATTCAATCACGCTCATTACACGCTGGCTCATATCCCCGTACAGCGCGTAATTCGACGAGAAGGCCACAATCCCGTGCTGTCTGAGTTTGTGCTTAATCTGAAAATACGGTTCGCCCATTTTAACGAAGGGAGAGGCTTCATAGCTACGCGCAATGACACAGCCATCGTTGTTACTCAAGACGACGATCGGGACGCGCGCCAGATCCGGGCGAAACACGCGCTCACAGCTAGCGTAGAACCGGTTGCAGTCGACAAGTGCGAACACAGGCGATTTAGACATGACTGCGCACTGTGCTGGTGATCACGCCCCAGATTGACAGCTCATCCCCTTCGAGCACGTAACGTGCCGGGTATTTGGGGTTCTCTGATAGAAGAATCACCTCCCGGCCGCGCTTGCATAGGCGCTTGCAGACGGGCTCATTGTTCAGCAGCGCCACCACCACATGCCCATGAGCAGGCTCAATGGCACGATCCACCACCGCGAGGTCCCCTTCGAAGATACCAATCCCCTGCATGCTTTCCCCGGTGATTGCTACCAGATACACGTGCGGTGCGCGGATATTCAGAACCTCATCCAATGAGATGTGTTGCTCAATATGATCCGCAGCCGGCGAAGGAAAGCCGGCTGGAACCTGGAACGAACACATAGGCAGCTTCGCGCCTGCCTCAGCGATAGGACCTAGAATGGTGAAGCTCATGATGCGGCCTTTTACAGATACTGTACGAATGTACAGTTAACTTTGTAGTGCGCTTGCGGTCAATTTTTCTGTAGGGGATTTCGACAGGCGGAGAGGTGCGTATGTGCGGACGATTCGTGCAGTACGAAGGGATGGCGATCTTCATAGAAGAACTGAGCCCCCAGATAGAGCTGTTCAGCGGATACGACGCTCAGCCTATTGATCGCTACAACGTCGCCCCGTCGACACGGGTGCAGTTGCTACACGCCGCAGAGGATGGGCTGCATATCGATGCAGTCAAATGGGGATGGGCGCCGTTCTGGGCCAAGGGCAAGCGCCCCGATCCGATCAACGCCCGTGTAGAGACGGTCACCACGGGTAAGTTCTTCAAGCAACTTTGGCCGAATGGCCGAGCCCTGGTGCCAAGTGAAGGGTGGTACGAGTGGGTCAAAGACCCTGACGATCCGAAGAGAAAGCAGCCCTACTTCATTCGCCTGAAGAGTCAAAAGCCTATGTTCTTTGGCGCGCTTGCCCAAATTCACCCTGGCCTGGATCCCCAAGACGGCGATGGGTTCGTGATCATCACCGCCGCCAGTGATCAGGGCATGGTGGACATCCACGACCGCAAGCCGTTGGTGCTGACACCTGAGCACGCCAGGGAATGGATCGATCCCGACCTTACTCCAGCCCGGGCCGAGGAGATAGCAAAGGAATGTTGCCAGCCTGTGGAGGACTTTGAGTGGTATGCCGTTGGCAAAGCAGTGGGGAGTGTGAAAAACCAGGGGGCTGACTTACTACTGCCGGTACCATCCAGGGATGTTTGAGGCTATCAGAACAGTCCTCCTAATGCTGCTTGCTCCCAGTTCATGATCACCAGTTCACCGCTAATCTCACTCTTTCCTTGCCGCTGGTTGGATGTGGTGTATCGAATGTCCACCATCTCAAAGTGAAACCCCTCAAACACCCGTCGGATATCAGGGTGATCGTTAATACTGACCATCACCTTACCTTTGCAGCGCCGCATAAAGTCGGCCATGCGCTCGTAATTATCAAATGGAAAGTCCACGCCATAACCGGCCGTCTGCCAATAAGGTGGATCCATGTAGTGGAACGTATGAGCACGGTCGTAGCGCTCAGCACATTCAAGCCAGCCCAGGTTTTCAACATAAGTGCCGGACAAACGCTGCCACGCTGCAGACAGATTCTCCTCGATCCGCAGCAGGTTGATGGCCGGGCCGGTCGTTGCAGTGCCGAACGTCGGCCCCGTCACTTTGCCGGCGAAGGCATGGTGCTGCAGGTAAAAGAATCGGGCGGCGCGTTGGATGTCAGTGAGGGTTTCCGGACGGGTCATCTTCTGCCACTCGAACACCTGGCGAGAACTGAGCGCCCATTTGAACTGGCGCACGAATTCCTCCAGGTGGTTCTGCACGACACGGTACAGCGTCACCAAGTCTCCGTTGATGTCGTTGAGGACTTCAACCGGCGCGGCCTGTGGACGCATGAAGTAAAGCGCGGCGCCGCCGGCAAAGACTTCAACGTAGCATTCGTGAGGGGGGAAAAGCGGGATAAGGCGGTCGGCCAGGCGGCGCTTGCCGCCCATCCAAGGGATGATGGGTGTGGACATGTAAAAGCAAGATCTTTGCTGTATGAATAAACAGTGCTAGGCTCGCTCCGCTTTGTGCACGAAGCAGGAGCCTTGGCTGGACTTGCAGGGATAAGCTGCATGGACAGCGGTCCGTTTGGATGTTGACGCATCCAAACGGACCGCTCTTTTTCTCAAAAAAATATTCAGTAACAGTTCTACCTATAGAACCCTCCCAATAAATTGCTAATTCCTTGCGGGCAGCTAGCATCAAAACGCCATCAAACTAGGAATGAAGAAAATGTCCAACGGTATTTTTTCGGTTACTTTTAGATCTAATCGCCCAGACCACGGAGACGGCCTTGTTGTAATTAAAGACGGCACTGTTAATGGCGGAGACCCAAACTATCTTTATCAAGGGGAAGTACCCACAAGCTCGGGAGCTTTTACTGGACAGTTCAAAGTCAGCATGTGGCGTGCAGGCAATACAAATGTCGCAGGCATTGACAACTACATATTAAATACCAAAGGCAATATCGATTATGAAGATGGTACTGTCTCGCTATCCGGCACAGTAGAGGGCGCACCTAACATCCAAATAACCCTTCAGGGAAAAAGGGTCGCGCCTGCTGTTTAGTTATGTGCTCAGGTTAGATAACTTATAAGTCATCTAACCTGCTCTAATTATTAGAAACTTCTTTTGCGTAAGCCTGACAGGCCCGCAGGGCGATCAATCCTTGGTCGCCGGCATCGGTGATGCCGATAATTCGTTGAGCATGCGCTGGGTCAAGTTGGGCTCTTGTGGTGCCATGAACCATGCGGCCGGTGGCGGTGGTGGTTGGCATTGCACAACTGCCGGTGGTTTCGGTGGCGGCGAGTACGACTGACAACCGCAGCTCAGCAGTAGCCAGGCGATCACGCAGGCGAGCCTGCTTGGTTTGCTCATCGGTCAATTCCTTGTGGTGAGTTTGGTCTTTGTTCTGCAGGCTTCGCTCCAGGGCCAGGCGTTTGTTCTGCTCGGTGCGCTGCTGAGTAGCAGACGCTCGGGATATATCGTTGAGGGTGTCCGCCCGCAGCCGGGCCTGGCGCTCCAACACACGGCCATAACGCCAGTCCTGCGCAGTCCAGGCCAACGCCGCGGATCCGGCGGCGACCATCAGCAACAAGCCGGCGACGACAGCGATACGAAACTGCGCGGGGATCAGGTCGAAGAGACGCATAACACCGCCCTCGCCCTACCCCACAACTGCAGCCGATCCTCCAGGCCGTTGAGGCCGCCATTGATCCGGCGGGTGATGGTGTTGAACTGGTCTTGATCCGCGAGCGCATTCAGCCCATTCACCGACCAGAACCACGCCGCCGACTCTGCGGCCCATTGCGGCTGCTCGAGCAGCTCCGGTGTGCGCAACAATCGTTCATCGCCAAACAGCGCCAGGCTGCAGCGCAGGTAGTTGTCGTGACCGGTGACCTGGATCAAGCCACGACCACGGTAGCGCTGGCCATCCCCGTCGGCTTCGGGGGTGTTACCGAGCTTGGCCGCCAGGGCGCCGGTGTCGTATTTGCTGAGGTACTGATCGCTGCCCAGCTCGCGTACGTATTGCAACTGGCCGGACTCGTGGCCGACCTGGGCGAGGAATGCGGCCTGGCGCTTGGGTGTATTGATCTTCCTGTTGATCATCGCTGCATTTAGAGCAGATACAAAAACGCCCGCTTGGCGGCGGGCGTTAGGCATGATGCGTTGAAGTTGTTGCTCGGTGATTGGCATGGCGTCTCCTGAGTTCATCGTTACGGGTCCTTCGATGCGTTAAGCGGTCACGGCACTGTCAGCACAGTGAGCGGCTTTTTCTGTTTCTTACCTTTGGCCTTAGCCTTGCCTTTCTTGCCGGCGTTGCACTCAACCGTGGTGGACCAGCCGGCCTGGGTGAACACCTGCTCCACCGAGTCCACCAGAAAATCCCCATCCAACCCGTCCTTGAAGCCCTGCGCGTTGATATGGCGCTCGGCAAACAAGTCGGTGCGCCCCACCATCTCCAGCCGAACTGCTGCAGAGGAACGGTTGAACGCATTCAGCCGTGCCTTGGCAGCCTGTTCCGCTGCAGACTTGTTGGGATGGATATGTCGGTCGGTATGTACCGGCGGCATGCCTTCCGGGGCGTCATCGTTGCCCAGCTCCAGGGTTACCAACTCGCCGTTCTTTTTGTCTTGGTAGCGTGTCTTGACCGCCTTTTGCGTGGTGCGATCAGCAAAACGAAACTGCCAGCGGCTGACATCGCTTTTCTTGATGGTGACCACGCCGAGAGTCTTGCCGCTCGCGCTCTGGCCCGCTTGACGCTGCATCACCAACAGCTTGCCGTCGGCGACCTTGGCGGTGCAGTCGTATTGTTTGGACAGGCGAGTGATGAAGTTGAAGTCGGATTCGCCGATCTGGTCGACCCGAGGCACCACAGTGGTGATGGAACATACTGGTTGCCAGCCGTTGCGAGCGGCCACGTCGGTGACGATCTGCGCAAGGGTGACGTTTTCCCAGCTACCGGTGCGGGTGGTTTTGCCGGATCCGCGCATGTCGCTGGCTTTACCGCGAATCACGATGGTGTCCGGCGGGCCGGACGCTTCGACCTCATCCACGATGTAGCGGCCCAGGCGCGTCAGGCTGTTGCCGGCGTAGCCCAGGTAGATCTCAATGCCGGCACCGCGCTTGGGCAGTGACACCGCACCATCGCGGTCATCGATACGCAGCTCGAAGTCATCCGACTCCATGCCGGGTTTATCAACGGTGCGCAGGGACAGCAGGCGGTCGTTGATCAGGGCCGTGATATCAGTCCCGTCCGCGACAATTCTAAAAGTTGGTTTCATTTCGATACCCCAGAAACGACAAAGCCCCGCAATGCGGGGCTTCGTCATGAATGGGTGCTCAGTTGATGTCGAGCACCACCAGGCTGTCCTCTCGAACAGCAATACAGCTTTGACACACAGGGCAGGCGAAGACGTCGGTCTTCGGCTCAATGACCATCGACTTGGTACACGCCGGGCAACTGCCGACTACCTGGGTTTCACGGAAACCGAAGGTTTTCCACAGCGTGGCGAGGATCACGCCTACGGCCAAAAACCAACCGACGATGGGAATGAAGGCCAGGAGGATCGCCCCCACAATGCCGAAGAAAATCCAATTCATCCGATAGCCCAATTCAGCCAAGATGCCCCGTTTTACCGTCCTTAACACTGTTGATTTTTCCATGAGGCGTCCCGCGCTCGATCCAAAAGGGGCGAGTCTATCGGCGACAGCCCTATGGGGCAATCGGCCATCAGTCCCACAGCTGCACGGTTTCGTCCGTGACCGGAGGAAGGTCTGGGAAGACAATCAGCAACCCGGCTTTGAGCGGTTGCGGCTGGTCGGCCAGTCCTTGGTTGTGGGCCAACACCGCCTCCACGGTGCCGTTGAGGTGTCCGTAAAGCTGGTTACACAGGTTATCCAGCACGTCGCCGTCAGACGTTCTGCAGGTCATCGCCATATCGTACAAACTCCAGGGTAAATACTTGCTTGCGCGGGATCCCGCCCTGCAGCAGCGCGCTCTGTTCTTCGTCGAGGTTCTTCAGGCACCAGGTGCCCAGCACTTCCCCGTAACCGGTGGTGAGGGTCAGTGGCAGCAACTGGGCCCCGATGCTGCGCAGGGTATCCAGTTGCTTGAGCCCTCCTTTGAAGCCCGGAAAGATCGAGCCTTTTAGGGTCATTTTTTCCTCGCCTATTCCGATGGCCTGTTGCGCCGGTCGACGGCTGAGGCGTTCTTGCGCAGCCCAGCGAAACTCCGTCTGCCGGCGTAACTCGTCGAAGGCCGCCGTATCCAGGTTGAAGTAGTAGGGTTGGGTGTTTGGCTTGAGCGGCTGGATGATCAGCAGGTGAGGAAACGGCTTCACGGCCTCAGCGAGAGGAGTCTGAGACAGCCCCAGGGCTTCGGTCGGTAGAACGTTTGCCAGCGATGGGCTGACCTTCCCGGCCACCTTGTTAATAGCCGCGCCGGCCTTGGCGGCTTGTTCTTTGAGGACACCCAGGCGCTCGTCTATTTGAGAGGCCGCCCGCGAAGCTCGGCTGTATGTCTCAACCACTGCGCCGACCTTGGCCTGTGCTGCACCAATCCCCCGCATGACACGTTGGAGTTTTTCACCTGCACCTGGCGGTAGGAACGGCACATTTTCAAGCTCAGCAGCCGCACCCGTGATCTCGCTGATCGCGCCGTTTACAGGTCCCATAATCCCATCAATGCTCCGCCGGCCCGCCTCGCCCGCGCTGACCAGGTATTTGAAGCCGGACTGCATCTGCTCCAGATATTCCATGATCCCTCCTTATGTATGGGCGTCGTCGTAGAGATTACGTCGGGCTTCCTGCTGTGCGGCGTCATTCAGTGCGCGCTGCATCAGGGGTAGAAGCTGCTGAACAAATTGCTGCGGATCCTTGGCATCACCCTCGACCGTGACCGGCATGTTCAGCGAATAGCTGAACTTTTGGTCCACCCGTGCAGGCTCTGGCTTAGGTGCCGCAGGCGCCTGAATAACCAGATTGGCGGGTTTTGGAGCAACAGGCGCCGCCAGTGAGCGAGTGACGTCGCCCAACGCAGGCCCCATTGGCATCATCGTTGCTGTTGGTTTCGGCGTTGCTGTTGCAACCAACGCCTGCTGCCGCACCGGAGGCGCGGCGAGGCTATTTACCGGCACCGGTACCGCCTGAATCAGTGGTTTTATGACCGGTGACAAGGGAGCGACAGCCGTTCCGATATCCTGCACTGCAGGTGCTGGTTGAGTCGCCACAACAACAGGTTGCCGAGCAGCGAAATTATTCGCCATCGTTGCCAGGCTGGGTACCGCTGGCCCAGGTCGAGGCGCCATCAACATCGGTGTAATCGGTGCGGCGGTCGCTTTGGGTTTGTCGTTGCCAAACATCGACAACCCTGCCCAGCCCCCCAGTTGCTGACCTCCCATGCTCCCAAGGTAAGCCCCCACCATGCCGCCGATGGCTGTGCCAATGATGGGTACCACTGAACCAATGGCAGCGCCCGCAGCCGCACCCGCCATGGTACCGGCAAGTGTTCCGGCGGCCTCACCATAGCCCTCCGCTTTTTCGTCCTGCGTTTCAGCAGTCAGGTAGGTGTTGAGCACCATGCTGCCGGCCTCGACCAAGGAGGCGCCCGGAACTACTTTGGCCGCTTTACCAACCTTACCGACACCCCCGGCGACCGAGGTCAGCATCTTCGTTCCAGGCCCTGGCAAAACAGGAGGACGAGGCGCTGGAACCGGTGGCCGTGAAGCCGGCGCAGGCACGGGAGGTGTCGCTGGTCGAATAGCCGGAGTACGTGGCTGAACCGGCGGACGCTGTGCAAGCGCAGGTGCGCGTGCCGCACCAACCGGACGCGGTGACCGTGGCGGAACCGTTGGACGGCGCCTCGAAGCCCGAGTAACAGACGGCTTTCGGTTTCGGCGCCTTGCCGACCGTGAATTACCCATGCCGCCCATGGACGCCATATTCACGACAAACACACGTTGAATACCGCCCACTGTCTCTGCAGCATCCGCTCCACCGCCCACCGCATCCTGAATCATCGAGACGACATCTAAGCCCGTAGCGACAGGATCCAAACCACCGGCCTTCGGACCAGCATCAGGCCCGGCACTACCCTTACCTCGTAAGGCGGCGGCAGCTTTCAGCCCTTTCTCCACCACCGACAACGCCGCACCGCCTTTGCCCTTGACTGCACCGCCGCCTGCATTCGAATTGGTGACAAACACCTTTTGCACGCCAACTGCTTTTCCGCCCAAACCGCCACGCGCCAAATTAATCAGGCCCTTGCCGATCTTGAATGTCTGAAACGCTGCCACTGCTGCGCCAATCGCACCAATAGCTACCGTCGTACCGCTGACAATTTTCGGGAACTCATTGGCAAGGCCCGCGATGCTATTGCCAACTTTGGTCAAGCCATCGGCCGCCAGGTCGGTGAGCGGTCGTAACGCATCACCGAGGCTGGTCATCGTCGCTTCCATGCTCGATGTCGCCGCGCTCCACTTGGCATTGGATGTCTCACGAGCTTTCGCCGCGTCGGACTCGATCTTGGCCTTACCATCGGTTTTCTTGATGGTGGTCATGTTGTCTTTGATCGTGTTGCCGTACTTGATCTGAGCGAGCAAACCATCACTGGCGCTCTGGTCACTGACGATATTCGCCAAACCCGCCGCCTGGATCAGCGCGACCATGGCCTGCTCTTCTTCGGCGCTACCATCCTTGGACGCCTTGATCTTGGCCTTGAGCGCCGCGACCTTCTTGGCCGTGGCCGGATCCTGTTTTTGGATCAACTGCTCACTGAGCATGATGAAAGCTTCAACCGGGTTGGACGCCTTTCCGCTTTTGGTAGCGGCCAGGATCGAACTCGTCAGGTCAAAGCCTTGTTTTGCGAACCGCTCCTGGCTGGTGCTGCTGATCACCGCGTTGAGCAAGTTGTTCATGTTGGTCGCAGCCGCCGCTGCATCCTGGGTTTGCGAGAACTGCGACTGCAGGCTCGCCCCGAGGAAACGCACGGCCTCGGGGCCTTCCATACCCAACCGTTTAATCGTGCCGAGCAGTGCCGGCATGTACTTGGCCATGTCCTTTGGGCCGAATGCGCCAATGTCACCCGCAGCTGCCACCTGGCCCAGCATGGCGCCCATGTCCTCCTTCTTGACCCCCGCCTCCTTGAAGGCACTGAACAAGGTGGCGATGGTTCCGGCCTCCATGCCCTGGCCGTCGACCAGGTCAGCAATCAGCGGCGCATAGTCCACCGACTCCTCCCAGTCGATGCCCTTCTCGATCAAGCCTCCGACCGCTCGAGCGAGAGCCTGCTGCCCCATCCCCTTCTTCGCGGCCACTTCACTGATCTTGTCGGCCATTTTCTGTTCGGCGTCTGTGCCGGCAGTGTGTGCCCACAGCGCCATCTGGCGGATTTGCGTCTGGTAGTTGGCCGACACCTTGGTGGGAATGGCGATCAGTGCGGTAGCTGCCGCCGCCTTGCCCAACGTGCCGGTAAGCCCCTCTTTGCCATCTTTGATCTGAGAGTACCCAGTGGCTTTCAGGTCGGCCTTGCGAGCGACCTGCTCCATACTCTGATAAGCCTTGGCGAGGTTACGCACCTCAACACCTTGTTTTTTCAGGGTGCTGAGGTTGGACTCCAATTTGCGCAGCAACGTACTGGCACCAGCGGCGCCGCTGTCATTGGCCTTCTTCCATTCCTCCCGCAGTCGGATGGTGTCGCCAATCGTGCGCTGCAGCACCCGAGCCTTGGTGCCTTGAGCTTCCAGCTGCTTGATCCGCCCCTGCACATCCTTGAAGGCCGTGCCCACTGTGGAGCTGACGGCGCCGCCAATCACCAGGCCGAGCGCGAGTTTGTTTGCCATGTCGTGGCTCCCTGTAGCGAGTGATTACGGTAGGTGGCTCAATCCGAGAGCCACCAGACCATCTCGGCAAACGGCATGACCTGAATCTCGGCGGCGGAAAATCCGGTTTCCGCCGCCAAGCGTTTGGCCGCCAGTTTCAACAGTGCGGGGTTAAACCCCGTCGTCCTGCACCAGGCGAAAATAGCCGGCCTGCAAGCGGTGGTAATCCACCAGTTTCAGGCCCTCCAGGTCCTGCTGACCGGCTTCGCAAAGGCCGGCGAACAGCATCAGCTCGCGCTGCTCTTCATCGTCGCCCGATGCGCGATCAGCAGCGCGCACTTCGCGCACCGTGGGTGAGCGAATCGTCAGGGTATCAACGGTCACGCCGTTGACCTCAGAGGGCCGAGACAAGGTGATGGTGGCGTTTTCGGCGGTGAGCTTCAGCCAGGTAGGGAGTTTTTTCAGTTCAGGGGTAGCCATTCGATAAATTCCTTAGAGGCCCAAGTCGCTGCGCATGGATGCCAGTTGATCCACACCGTCGATCACGCGGATCGAGGCGACCATGTCGATTTCGTAAATGAGTCGGCCGGCGATCTCCAGCTTGTAGTAGCTGACGGCAATCGAGTACTTGAACTCGGCTTTGTCGCCTGCCTTCCAGTCGCCTGGGTCCAGCTCTTTGAGCATGCCGCGCAAGGTCGCCACCACTGCTGTGGTCTGCCCTTTTTGCCCTTTGAACGAACCGCGATAAACCCCGTTGAAGGCGGTTTGATCGGACAGTCCAAAAAACTTCATGGCCTCGCGACGTACGCCGTTGGTGGTGAAACTGGCCTCCATCTTTTCCAGGCCCATGTCCATCTCGATAGGGCCAGCCATGCCGCCACCGCGATACTCATCTGTTTTAACCACCAGCTTCGGCAAACTCAGGCTGGGCACATCGCCCTTGAAGTTGATGCCGTCGACGAACAGGTTGGTGTTGAAAAGCACTTGAGGAATCATTGAGCAGCCTCCTTAGGCAGCGGTTTCCAGGACTTCGGTGAGCCACTGATTGGTGACCTCGACCCGGAAAATCGGGTTCTCGGCAGGCGGTACGTCGGTGAAACGGATGTTCCAGTAAACCTTGCCCTGCTCCAGCTGGCTGACGGTGTTGAGTTCGGTGTCGGCGAACACCTCGAAGTTGATCACCGCGCCCTGGTTCTTCAGGTCTTGCATGAATGCCTGCAGGCCGTCGGTGACGTCCTTGATGTAGGTCTTGGTGATGCCACGGTCGACCGCCCACTTGTGCCCCGCCAGGATTGCGTCCATGACGATGTCGACCGTGCGCACACGGGTAACAAACGCCCACTTGGGATCCGCTGACAGCGTACGGTTACCCCACAAGCGATACCCGCCGTCGCGAATGATGGTGGTGATGTTGGCGTTGTTGAGCAGGTTGGCCCGGCAGGTTTCGTCGCCATCCAGAAACTCGACCGGCCGCGAGGTGCCGGTGATGCCGACGAACTCCTTGTTCGATGGCGAAGACCAGAAGCCATACTCGGCATCCGTCCAGGCAAACAAACCAGCAGCGAAAGCCGAGGCCGGCGCGTTGACGGTTTTGCTCTGCAGCGTGTCCCACAGCTGCACGCCCGGATCGACCAGAAAGCAACGCTTGCTGCCGAACTCCTGGGCGTAGGCCATTGCGGCTTCGTCCGTGGTGTTCGGCCCGTCGAGAATCGCCAGTGCCCGAAGCTTGCCAGCCAACGCATCCAGCGCAGTTGCAACCGCCTGGGTCGCGGTATGACCTGGAGCAATCAGCAGCCGGGGCTGGGCGTTGAACCGGCTCTTGCCGTCCAGCAGTGCCTGCATGCCGGTGCGCTGCCCCGACGTAAGAACTCCGCCGATGATTGAGGAGGTCTGCTGGGCGGGGTCTTCAACTTTGGCGACACCGCAGCCAATGACCACCGCTTTCGCACGCACGAAAATCGCTTTGCACGCCCGCGTGATCGCCGAGTCTTCGCCCCAAGCGGCAACCGCTTCACGCTCACTGGTGATCAGCGTCAGTTCGTTGGGTTTGGCGGATGCCGCTGGCACCACAGTAAAGGTGTCGCATAGTCCAATAATGGACGACGACGGCAGCGCAATGGTCCGTGCCCCGGAATCTACCAAGGTGACGGTAACGCCGTGAAAACGACCGGAAGAGGCCATAGTGTGAGTTCTCCAAAAATGACAAAGCCCCGCATGAGCGAGGCTTTGGAGGGGGGGTTAAACTGGGTATACAAAAACGCCCTGACGATGCAGGGCGTTATTGGTTTTGATGGATGGTCCACTCAGGTTTAAGCGGTCGTGAATCCGACGAGGGAAACCCGTCAGTGCCAGGCCAATCACGTAGGGCCTGCATATAGTCCAGAAGCTCGCCAGACTGCTCTACAGTTAGTGTGGTAGGCCGCTGTGAATCGATTTCGTCACGATGTCGCTCTCGCAGCCATTTAACACTTTCAATTTCAGCGTCCCGCCACTGCCTGGCTTGTGCGACCAAAGCTTCCGACGAGGGTGGCGGTAGGTCTACCAATACGGGATTGCCCTTCTTGTCCGGAGCGATCCGACGCCCATTCGTCTCACCGTCAAGAAGCTCTTGATGCTGCCCGTCAGTGATTTCAGCGCCACCGTTATCCGTCGACGAAAAGGCAAATCGCCCGTCTCCATCAATCCATTTTGCATACATCGTTTTTTCCAGCTCTTTTTCACTGTTCATTTGTTTACCCAACCCCAGGCGCGCCAGTTGCATTGTGAACTTGTTGGTGTATTGACTGCGGTATTACCGCGAATGAAAGAACACATGTTCTGAGCGATAAAGCCGGTCGTTGATACGGCCGTCACCTGCCACATCGTCATCAAGGTGGCGCCCACGTTAGAGCTGTCATAGGGAACAATGAAAGGAGGTTTAGAAAATTGTTCAGCGAACGTGATATTGACCGTGTCAGTAGTCGCGGCAGACAGCCCCCAGCACTCAAGCATTCCACCGGGTAAGTACCGGTATCCGTTGGTGGCTTTCGACTGTCGAAACTCAGAGGATTGGTCCAGTCTCACGCTTCTACTGGTAGCGCACCAGGTGCCTCCGCCAGAGCTAACAAGTGTTAAAAAGTCGCCGTTGTTGAGCGTCAGTACCGATAAAAACGCACCAAACCCCGCGTTGATAACGTCCGTTCCGGTTGCTTTGATGGTGTCCGGCGTTAAGAGTCCATGGTCCACAAAAAAGCTAATGCTTGCTCCAGCCGGTACCGAGTTGGCAGGCGGCAAGGTCGCGATAATCGACCCATTACCAGACAAAACCATCAGGTAGCCAATGTGTGCCTTCGTCAGGGCTTTCGCAGCTGTGGTTACAACTTCTAGTCCTCTGTGCGACCCAAGTGAGTCGCCTACAAATTTTGTAGTCGCAATGGATTCATCTCTATCAAACTGTGTTGGCGTTGGCGCCTTCGGATCGCCTGTAAAAACTGGGGAGTCCAGCGGTGCAAAACCGTCCGTGATATCGCGAAAGGTCAGCGCAGTGGTACCTAGGACAATCGGGGCGTCTGTGGTTAACATCCATAAGGTGTCAGCATATTTAGAACCCCGTTCGACTGTGACCAATAGGCCAGGGGTTACCTTTTCATCTCCGTCTGCGTCGACCGTACGCTTCCAACTATCGGTGCTGACCAAATACAAGCCATTGTCTTTTGCTTGAGCCTGATCCTTCACCAAGACCCGAGAGCCCACAGGAACAGCCAATCCATCAATCTCTTGAACACCGGCCAACACCATCGGAGCGGTTGTAGCGACCAATACCGACTGTTTAGTGTCTAGTCGGTTGACTGCGTTCGCCACTGAATCATCAACATATTTTCGAGTCGCCGTTACAACAGACGGGTCAATCAACAACACAACGTTGCTAGAACTCTTAACCACAAAGTTCATTCGTAATACTTGCGTCTTACCAGAGCCCTGGGAGAGCAGCGACTTATAGCTTGGCGCGCAATTGGCAACGGCAACCAAATCGCCGTCCGAATCGAAAAGCCCTAGCTCGCGAATCCAGAATCCACCTTCATCCGCCGGAATAATCTGCTCCGCGATGAGGATTCCAGGGTTGGCTGGATCAGGCCCCAGGCTATTCAACGGAGCACGGCGGCGCTCATTAATCAGTGTTTTTTGTAAGCGATCAGGGATCGGGTTGGTGTCGTTTGCGTCGCCAACGGCCATATGGGTCAGCTTCCAGGTTATTAAGCCTGCATCAGCCTTAACTTGCTTAGCCTCACCAACAGCCGTAAGCAGGGCGAAAAACTGAGAATTAACATCAATCATTGGTATACGTCCAAATGGTCTATGGAATGTTCGCGCCCATCAACACCGACATAACAGTCAACCGAGATAAATGCAGGCGCCGGGGGATAAACATCAATTTCATCTATGGAGTATTCGCGACCGCCGCCACCGATAACGCCCGACACCTCAATGTCACGGAACACCGGCGGGTAAACGTCAATCACGTCACCTTCGAAGGCACTTACAAAAACATTTATAGGCCCGGTGCTTTCCAAGCTGATCGCTAGCCCCGTCATGTGCCGGCTAACCGGCTTGGCGTCATCAATCAGCCAGGTCAGCTCCAGGTACATCTCCTCGGTGATACCGGTTTCCAATACGCCTACCTTCAAGGCGAAGGTGCCGGGAACACCCATGGGAGTCGTCTCCCACCATTCCTGCACTTCAATCAGATAGCCGAGCGGCTCAACCCCCCGGCGCAACGCGCCGATGGTGCCCTTGTGTGCATGTACGTAGAACGCCGAACGGATGGCCGAGCGCTTGACGGCTTCCGACCAGTTGTAGTCCCAGCGGTCCACCGACCAGGCCCAGGCCAGTTGGTGCAGCAAGTGCGCCGGGCAGGTGTCAGGGTTGTACAAAGTGCGCAACGGCACGTCGGTGTCTTCGTCGGTCGCCGCTTCAATGGCCCGTTCCAGTTGCGTGCTGTTTATAGGCAGTAGGCTTTTCACGACGGCCCTCCCTGCTTCACGGTAAAGCCGATGCAGTAAGCCGCCTGGTACTTGGTCGGCTTTATATCCTGCCAGTTGGGAAGGTCCACCCGACCGACGCCGCTGATATGCAACTGCGCGTCGATGGCTGAACGTGGCACCTCAACGCCAAGCCGCCGTCGAGGGTTGACCCAACCCGCCAGACGCTGCTCGGCCGCTGCCAGGATCGCCTCGTTTTCCGAACCGGTACCGGCCATGTGCAGCACTGCATCAATGCGGTATTCAATGACCTCCGCGCTTTGCACGGTGAGACGATCACCTACAGGCCGGATGTCGTCATCACTGAGGTATTTCATCACCGCATCCAGCAGCGGCTGCGGGGCGACCCCATTGCCCTGCAGGTGCAGTACGGTGACCACCACCTCTGCAGGGGATGGGCTTTCAGCCGTGGCATCCGCCACCAGGGCCGACGCGTTACGGGCGTGCAGAATGTAGCTGTTGCGTGGGCCGGCGGTTGTCAGCCCTTCGTACACCAATTGCACCCGCTCGCGCAGTGCGTCGTTGGATTCCATCACCCGAGGCGTCGGGGGAACGGTATTGAGGTTTTCTTCCTGAATCACCAGGCGCTGCAGTCGAACATTGCCAGCCAACTGATCAAGGTCGCCATCAATGGCATAGGCCAACAGCAGTGCCTTGGCCCCGTCATTTACACGGGCCCGGTTCTGGATGCGCCGGTAAACGCCCAACTCCAACAGCTTGACCACTGGATCACTTTCCAGCTCGGCGGTCCAATTTTCGCCCATGTACAAACGAAATGCGGCCAGTTCCTCGGCGTAGGTTTGCTCAAAGTCGAGATCCTCCAGCACAGGCGGCGCCGGCAGCGCTGATAAATCCACAGTGCTCATGCGGCGACCCTCAGTAGCGCGTTTTCGCCCTTGAACAGGCCTTTGAGTTCAAACTCTATTCGGCCATCTAAAACAGCCACCACACGCACCTGGCTGATACTGAGCCGGGGCTCCCATCGTGCCAGCGCCCGTGCCACTTCGGCCTGGACTGCGCTTTTCCAACCTTCGGTAACGGGTAGGTCGACGAAGCGGCGTAACTGGCTACCGTAGTCGGGCCGTTGCCGGCGGCTGCCCAACGGGGTGGTCAGGATGTCTTCAATGCACTGACGCAGATGCTCGATGCCGGAGATGGGCTGCCCAGTGCGGCGATCCATTCCGATCATCTGGGTTACTCCGGCGCGGGTTCGAGGTCAGGATGGTTTTGAAGAAACTCGTAATGATCAGATGTGTCAGCGGTCACCACCCCTCTGATAACCACCAGGCTTTCGCCGTGCGGCGTGATGAGCGTTCGCGAGGTGAACACGGTGTCGCGAAAGCGACGAGGTCGGCCAACAGCTTTCGGTGACGACTCTACCTTCGGTACTGGCAATGACTGGGGAGCGGCCGGCTGCTCGTCCGACTTGGGCTTGTTCATGTGGGCAAACTCCAGAAATGAAAACGCCCGCACGCGGCGGGCAGAAATAAGCGGTTAATCAGTGTTTGTGATTTGGGGTGTTGCCACCCGCATCAATGATCTTGCCGGCGCCGTTGATATCACCCGTCACCGTCAGGGGCCCGGTGATCGTCACATTGCCTGTGAGACCGATGTCCCCGGAAACCACTGTGACAGTGCTGTCGGTGACAGTGGCTACGGTGCCGCCGACCTTGATGGTGACGGTCCCGGAAGGCAACGTGATGCTGTAGCTACTGTCCTGCCAGTCATAGACCAGCGACCCGCCATCCGCAAACCGCCACACCTCAACATGATCCCGGTTGTCAGGCGGCGAACCAGCATCGCCATACAGCCCAGGAATAAAAGTACCCATTGCCGGGTTGCCGCTGGGGCTGAACAGCTTGCCTTGCTCACCCAGGCTGGGGACTCGCCAGTGCCGAGCCTTACCAGCAGCGACGCTGTGCCAGCGCACCCAGGCGCTGGTCCACTCCCCTGCCCTGACCCTGACAACCGGCGGAGAGGCCGTGGTATCAACGGCAGCCACCACGCAATCCATCAGCATGGCGGCGATCATGCGGTCGCTTTCCCCGCTGGCGTAGCTCATGCCAGCAACTCCGGCGCGACGTACTGATCTCGACTGCCTGGGCCAATATCCGGGCTGACACCTATCAACAGCGTGCCCGGCGGTTCATCCGGCCAAGGCCACTCCTCGGTACCGAGATAAATCGTCTGATTCCATTCCACCAGCCAGACCGTGTAACCATCCAACTCAGGACGAGTCCAGTCCTGCACCGCTTGGATAAACTCGGCGCATTCGATCTCCAGGCCCCAGTTCTGTGCCCGTAGCAACACAATCAATTGGGTCACCAGCTGCACCACCTGGCGATGATGATCAGCCTGAATGGGGTCAACGATGATCCGCGCTTCGAACTTGCAGACCATGGTGGTTTCACCGGTCCCGATATCAGCCCCCGGCTCAATCTCGGACATCTCCAGGAACACAGCGGGCAGCGGAATGTGATCCTCAATGTTCGGCCAGGCAGCAACGGTTTGAACACCTGGCAGATGCGCCTGCAGGTGCTGCTCGATAGCTTGATAAAGCTGGTCGAGGCTCAACGTTTCGTCAGACACGCGGCGTCCCCTTCAAATACTTCTGCAGTTCAAAGTTGAGTTCCTGCGTGAGGATCTCCAGCAGGCGTTCGTCCGCACGCTTCACCCAGGCATCAAAGTGCGGTCGCACTTGCTCCAACGACACCTTGGCCTTCGCCAGGGGGAAGCGGTTGTCGTTTTCTTCGACGAAGCCAGAGCGTCTGCCACCCTGCGCGGCATCCGGGTAATCGGTGGTGTTGAAGTGTTTGCTCGACGTGCGGATCCAGATATCAGCATTGCTGCCGTAGACCTTCTTGTAGAAAGCCCCCTGGTAACGCCGGCCGGCGACTGAAACACCCGCGCCGGTTTGCCGCGCACGCCCGACGCGGCTGGCCTCGATGGCATTGATACCGAACCACAACTTGCCGCGCATATCGCCGCCGCTAACGGGGTACGCCCGAAGTCGCTGCCGGACGGCGCCGATAGCGATGCGTTCTTGCTTGCCGACAGCCCGTGCAATGTGGGTGCGCAACCAACGGATGGTTTTGTTGATTGCACGCCGCTGAGCCGCCGCTGCGGCTTTGGGCACCATGTCGCCGAACTCTTTCAGCGCCTGAACATGCACCGCCGACGGCGTTATGGTGAGCAACCCACCGTCGCGCTTCTGCTGGGTATAGCTGCCGATGCTCATGCGCGCTTCCTCAAGATCAAGGCCACCAGGCCATTGCCGTCCGGCTCAAGCTGCAGCAGGTCATAGTCGCCACCGCCATCCAACGCCGGCAGATCAACGCTGACCCGCAGACCTTTGACCAAGCCATCCGAATCCTTGACGCGAATCTCGAAGCGCGGCTCCCGCAGGCCAGTGTTGAGCTTGCCGAACTGAGGCTGTTTCCAGGGTGCCGAGAACATACCCAGCACCGGCTCCGGGCGCCCCTCGATCATGGCGCTGTCGCCCACGGTTTCAAAAACCACGTCGTCGATGTCGTCGATCAGATCGCGGAAGGCCACGATCACATCTCCAGCAGGATCTGCGCCCGAGGTCGCGTGCACAGGTGCAGCGGGTTGGACTGGGCTTCGCCGGCCACACCCTTGTTGAACGGCAGCGGCTCGATCTTGCTGTAGTACGGGATGCCCTGGGTGTTGACGGTTTCCATGTAGTCGGCCGGTGCGAAGGACGAGATGTACAGGTCAGGGACGCCCTCGGGGATCAGCAACGCTTTGTCGTCGTGGACAAACGCAACGCCAGCAACCTTGCCGCGATACCGCTCCCAGACGATCCCGCCGAACTCGAAGGCTTCACGGGCATCGCCACGCAGAGACGCGGCTTGCATGGTATTGAGGTAAGTCTCTTTGACCGACTTGTGGACGATCAGCTTGTTCCAGAAGTTCTTGCCGCACATGGCGCGGGAGCCGCTGCTGGTGACGCTGCCGAGGGCTTCTTCCTGCATATCCAGGGCTTCACCGCATTTGACCCGCAGCTCGGTATCTGGACTGTTCAAGCCCATTGGCAGCTTCTGACGATTCACGCCGAAGGATTTATAAATATCCAACAGGACTGTCTTGCCATCGGCGTCCAGCACCTGCCCGTTCAACGCTCCCATGCGCTGGAATTCGTGGGTGGCATCCAGCTGTCGTCGGGCCTTTGCCAGGCGCTTGTTGACCACATCCTGCACGGCCTGCAATTCGCTGCGGGTACCGAAGGCGCGAATGCCCTGGATCTCGTCAGCCTTGATGGTGAAGCGCTCAGGCAGGTGCACGGTGTTGAACGGGATCAACGTACGCTTGGTCCCGCCAACCACCAGGCCCGAGGTGCCGCGCTCGCCCGATGGCACCAGGGCCAGGGTGTCGCCGTCTTTCTCGATCTGCACGGTCAACGTGCTGATGCCCTCTTCGCGGAACAGGCCAAGGCTGCTGATGCGGCCCGGCAGGTATTCCTGTTCATTGATTGCAGCGGTCAGCGAGGAGACGCTGAATGCATCGTCTTCAAAAATGGCGATATCGGCCATGGGGTACTCTCCAGAAACGAAAAATCCCGCACTCGGCGGGATGGATAAATGTGGTGAGCCCCTTAACGGACGATCACGAAATGGGCGGCCAGGGCCTTTTCGGCGGCGGGGTCGAGGCCGGTCAAGTGCGCTTCGCTGACCTCGGCCAGCCGCACAATGGCACGACCGCGCCGGGCCACATCGGACTCGCCCAGCGGCCCATACAGAATCGCGACGGCGTTTTCGGTACCGTCCTCGGCGGTTGGCTGGTACGGGGCAAACTCGCTGCTGGCGGTGACTAGGCCGAGGATCTGGCCCGGCTCCAGGGCTGGCCCGGCTGCGACGTTGATCGCTTCGCGGGAAATGTTGCCAGCGCCTTCGGACAGCAGGAACTCGCCCGCGTGCATCGATTCGACTTTCATGTTCTTGCTCCTTTCGAGGTTCCGTTCTGTGCCGCCTGACGAGTAGCCCAGATTGATTGGGTGTCGACCTGTTTGGCCTTAATGGTGGGTTCCGGGTCGTTGTCCAGCGGCAGGCTGTTATTGATCTCAAAGCCACCGCCGCTGCTGACCAGCTTGTCGAACAGCCGAGCACGAACTGCGCTTTCATCCAGACCCGCCGAGATAAACTCAGCGGTCAGTTCCGGCAATCGTGCGGCGACACACAGACCGTGCAGCGTTTTCGCGTTGGTTAGTGCTGCCATAACCACCGCTTCGCTTTCCAGCCTGGTGGTGGCGAGCAGCGGCTCCACCAGGTTACTGATGCCGGCCGCCGTGCAACCCTTGGTGACCATCAGCGCCAGTCCAGCAGCGTCCAATACGGGCGCAGGTTCCGGTGGGTCGACAGGTTCAGGCGGTTCGACGTCGGGCTCTTCATCCAGTTGAGCGAGCAATTCAGCCGGGGCATGCTGGAAGCGCTGCAACACACTGCCCTGGCCGAGGCAGGCTTTGACCTTGAGGCCGTCGCCCACTTCATCTGCCAGGCCCAGCGCCACCGCCTCATTGGCAGTCAGCCAAGTCTCGGCGTTGACCATGCGCCGCAACTCGGCCTCGTCGATGTCCGGCGCTTTGGACTTGTAGGCTGCAATGATCGCTTCCAGGGTCTGGTCCAGCACATCAGCAACGCGGCGGAAGTCTTCGGCATCACCACCGGTAAAGGTGTAGGGGTTGTGGATCATCAGCATTGCATTGGCCGCTATCACCACGCGATGAGCGCCGCACACCGCGACACTCGCCGCACTGGCCGCCAGCGCATCAATGCGCCCGGTACAGCGCTCGCCCAAGCGCGACAGCGCGTTGTGGATCGCCAGGCCGTCGAACAAGTCGCCGCCGATACTGTTGAACGCAACAATCACAGGCGACGCGCCGTCATCCATGGCCCGTAGGTCCTGGACAAACTGATTAGCGCTGACACCCCAGGTTCCGATCTCGCCGTAAACAAACACTTCAATGGTTTGCTGCTCGGCTTCACCGCTGGCCTGGAACGTGTACCAACTTTTATCCGCGACTTTTACCTGCTTGCCAGCCTTGTCATAAATGCGCGGGATCGCTTTTTTACTCATGGTTGTTCCTTGTCATCTATCGGCTCGATGGCATCAAGCGTGGTGTAGTTGAGGCCCAGGTCCGTCGACCTGGCGAGGTCAGCGGCGTTTTCCGCGTCGATGGTTTCGGCGTCGTAGCCGTTGCGCAGACACATCTCGCTGCGCGAACCGAAGCCGGCCTGCACCTCCATCCGCCGCGCCTGCACGTCCTGCACCGGCTGGATGTAGGCCCACCCTTGCGGCACCCAACGTGTGCGCAGGTATTCGCGTCGACGTTGCGCGTAGTCCTCCAGCACCAAGGCTCCGGACAGCACCGCCATGTCCATCCAGGCAGCACGCACCGGGCGACACAGTTGATGCACATACACGCCGAATTGCAGCTGCTCCAGGCGCCGCCGAAACTCGTTGAGCACCACCCGCAGCGCCCGGTCGTTGACCTCGCGCATGTCGCCGGTGAGGATCTCGTACGGCGTGCCCGAACCCGCCGCCGCAGCCATCAGTTGCTGACGCATGAAGTCCGGGTAGTTGTTGCCGGCATCCGGTGGTTTGGAGAACTCCACCTCTTCACCTGGCCCCAGTTCCTGCATCGTGCCGGGCTCCAGGGCCACCATCGGTGTGAAGCCGTCGCGGTCGGTGGTCAGCAGTTGTCCCGTTACCGGGTCACGCGGTTGGTGCCCGCTGTCCGGCGCCGGGCGCTTGATGAAGCCAGCAAACAGGTTTGCCACCTCCTGGCGAAACAGCACCGCGTCGTCGTAGTTGTCCAGGCTGCGCAGTCGTTTCAATACCGGTGCCAGACGCGGCACGCCCCGCAGTTGCCCTGGCTCCATGGGTTCGAAGATGTGCAGCACCTGCGTCGCTGGCACCCGCACCAACTGGTTGTAGCCGGCGTTCAACGACGACGAATCGCGTGGGTGCGAGAGGTACATCCAATACGCTACGCGCTTGCCGGCCGGGTTGAACTCGATCCCGGCGCGGATGACGTTGCCGTTTTTGGCCGTCTCAAACTTGTCATGTGGGACAAATTCAGGCGCCAGCGCCTGCAACTGCAGCGGCACCGCCAAACCTTCGCTCGGGCTGCGAGGCCGCAACCGCACAAAACATTCACCAGCAGTTTCCACCGTACGCGCCACCAGGGCCTGCATGCCGTAGAAGTCGGTCAGTTCGTCGGCGTCCGCCTCATCCACCCAGTCATCCCACAGCTGCTGCTTGAGTTTGCGCAGTGCCGCGTCGTCCGTGGTCGGCCTGGGCGTGATGCCGGTGCCGATCAGGTTGCTGATGCGCTTGTCGATGACGTTGAACGCGTACGGGTCGTTACGCACTGCCGCCCGCGAGCGAGCCCGCAGGTTACGCAGGGCCGGGGTGTTGATGCTGTTTATGCCGTTGTCGGTGGCTTCCCAACTGGCCGAACGTCGGCCCTCTCCGGCGCCTTCGTAACTGGCCTTGATGTTCGACGGCAGCAAGAATCCATTACGGGTTAGCGTCGGATAATGTCGGGCCATTAGAGTCCCTTGCCTCCATGCATGAGCCGAACCACGCGAGAGCGCGGCCCGGCGGCGTTGGTCAGAGACGTGCGGATCTCGTCGCGAGCCTTGAGCAGTTCGTCGATGGAGCGGTATTCCACCGTGCGGTCGCTGTAGCGCACGGTCTTTTCACCGCGTGCAATGGCGCGCTCGATGGCTTCGAGGTGCTTCGGAGTAAACGACATATCAGCGTCTCTTCAGGTAACCGCTGGTGGAACTGCGGCGTTGTGGGGGTGCAGCGGGTCGCAGTTGGGCGACCGGGGCAACGGGTTGCGGCGCCACTTGCGGTGTCGCGGTAGCCTGTGGGGCAACCGTCACACGCTCAGCAGCGACCACCTTTTCATCGAACAAACCGGCCTGTGCCAGCGAGTTCCGTACCCGGTCCCAGTCGTGTTCCTGATACCGGTTGATGCCGAGGTAATGCGCCATCGCCAGGCAATACACCATCAGGTCGAGGGCTTCGTTGCGCTCGGCCTTGCCCTTGATCCACTCGATACGCTTGTGGCCCCGCACGTACTTGGCGACCTTGCGCTCGGCCACGCACTGGGCGAAGAACTCGTCCGGCAGGTCGTTGGCAAAGTGCAGCGCCCCTGGGCCGGACTCGAACGGGTAGCGGTTGTAGATCCAGTCCTTTGCGGTGTCGGTACCGACAAACCACAACTCGGCGCCGCCGCGTTCGGTCTGGCCCTTCCAGGTCACGTCGACCATGGACGGCCGCTGAGCGATCACCGGCTTGCCGGGCTTGCTCGCGCCCTTGATCGCGAAGATGTTGCGCCAGCGCCGCACGCGGCAGAACTGGTAGACCTCGTCCGTGTGGTGACCGCCAGAGTCGACGGCGACCGCGAGAATGCCCAGGCCGACGCCACACGGATGCCGGTACCGCTCTTTCAGCAGTTCATCCAGTACCGCCCAGGTGCGTTCGTCCGACGGGTCGCCCGCGATCACCCGGTGGTCAATGACCCAGCGTTCCATACCGACGCCCCAGCCCATTGCCATAAACTCCAGGCGATCAGCCTGTACGTCGACAGCGCCCGTGATCATCATCACGGCGGCGGGCATGGCACCGAGGGAGAACCCTTCCCGGCGTGCCCGCTCGATCAGTACCGATGCCTTGGTCTGCTCTTGCGCGCTGTCCCACACCTTAGCCAGACGGGTGTTGTAGAACACCTGCATGGGCTCAAGGTCGCCTTTGGCCTGGGCCTTTTTTGCCTTCTCGAATTGCTTTGCCAGCGACTTCCAGCCCGTCCAACCCAACGGTGAATACAGCGCGTTGAGATGGAAGCCGACGGTCTCACCATCGCCCTTGGCATGGGCACGCCACTCGCCACGGGCGAGCATATCGCCCTTGTGGTGCTCCTCGATCAGCACGTCGCAGTAAGGCCCGGCGCACTCGTAATGCACCACGCTGAAGTCCTGGGAGTAATGCAGCCGCTCCCACTCCAGGGTCTGCATGTGCCCGCAGGTCGGGCACGGCACGTAGTAGTAACGCTGGTCGCTACCCTCGAACAGATCGTCGATGCGCGAGGCGCCCTTGATCGTCGGCGAACTGGAGAAGTAGAACTTGGCATTGCGGCCGAAGGTACTGCCCCGCGTTTCTGCCAGTTCGATGGGGTCGCCCTCTTCGCCTACGTCGACCTCCCATCGGTCGATCTCATCGCCGTACACGTAGCGCGCCGACAGCTCGGCCAAGTTGGCCGCAGAGCCGGCGGTGGTGACGTACAGCGAGCCGCCTTCGAACTCCTTGGTGTCCATGGTATTGCGCGAGTCCCGCGAGCGGCTCGCCGCCACACGTTCGCGCAGCACCGGGGTGGCCTTGATGGTCTTGCCGATCCGCGACGACACCCGCTTTGCCAGGCCTAGGCTGGGCAGCAGCGTGAGGATGTTCGACGGCACCATGTGGATCAGCGCACCGATCCAGTTCAGGGCGATCTGGGTTTTCATCAACTGCGAGGCGACCATGGTCACTACGCGCTTGCACGGGTGAGCCGGTGACAGGCACCGCATCGGCTCGCGTGCGTAGGGCGTTCGCACGGTGCGATATTTCCCTGGCTCGGCGGCGCCGGTATCACGCGGGATGCGCATGTACTCGTCGGCCCACTCGTCCACCCACAGGCTGGGGTCTGGACGCAGCCCACGGAAATACGCCTCACGGTACACCTCAGCGCCGTCAGGTTTTTCCGTTTGCATGGGTTAACTCGTAGTGATCAGATCGCGTTCAAGATCGGCCGAAGACATGCGCTCGGCCTCTTCCAGAGACAGCCTTAGCGCCTTGGTCAGGTGCTGCTCAATTTCCCAAGGATCGGACATCGCCGCTAATTCAGGGGCCAGTTGCGGGGGCATGCTGAGCAGTTGATCGCGCAGCATGCGTCCGGCGTTGTAGGCCCCGGTGGTGACCGCCTTCATGTCCACTAGCGAGCCTTGCACCTTGTGAAACTCGGCTTCGGCCAACTGGGCCAGGTAGTACTCGCGGTGTGCGCGGGCTTTCTGGAAGTCAGGTTGCCCGCTCTTCGCGCCAGCAGGCTGCGGCGGCGCAGCCGTGTTAGTCGGCTCGACCATGGGGGACAGTTGGCTGTAAACGTCACGCTGGAGCCGGTCTTGCTGGTGGCGAGCCGCGACGGCGGCCTTGCTGGGGTCGGCGGTTTCGAGGATCAGCGCTTCTGTTGCCAGCACGTCGACCTTCTTGCCATCCGGCGACAGCACCAGGCGGTTGTTGTCTTTCAGCCAGGTGATGTAGCTCGGCGTCCTGCCGATGCGAACCGCGAAAGCGCTTTTAGACAGAAACAGCGGATCCGTCATAAGCCCTCCTTTTCAACGGCTTTTCAATGGAAACCTTTCAATTTCAATGGATTGAATTTCAGTAAGCTGGCAGCCCTGCCGCTAACGCTTTCCCGCGGGTTTCATGCCCCGTGTCCCTCGAATGCCGCCAGGGTCCCCGGCGACTTTCGGCGCACCATTTTGATGCGGCCCGCTACAGGCCACGTATTACGTGGCCTCCAGCGCATCATGCCTGACCGCTGCCCGAGGGCGGCACATCGCACACGCCCAACCGCTTGGCGGCCCAGCGTTCATACAGCCCGATGGCGACATCGGCACCGGCCATCGCGGTGAGGCATCCGATGCTCCCTGCCGCCAGGACCGACATGCCCGAAGCGTGCAGCAACATCATGGTGGAAAGCCCGCAGACCACGCAGGCCCCGGACCGAAAGATCAAGCGGCGAATCAAAGACCAGCCGCTTACCCCCGCTTTGTCGGCTCGCCATGCCTCGCCGGATATACCGCCGACCAGGGACAGCACGATCACCATCCAGATCGGCATATCAATAAGTGCTTGCTGCTCGTTCGTCATCGCCCTACCCCATAAACGCAAAAACCCGGCGCAATGGCCGGGTTCAGTGTGGTGGTGTGTCCCGCTGCTTGCGGTCGCACCTATCGAAGATGGGTACTTTTTACAGGTGGATTATCATGGCAGCAAGCAGGTTTTAATGCCATGGAGCAATACGGGTGCCATACGGGTATGACGCAGGTGCAACGGAGGGACAACGCATTCAATCGGCTATCGCTTCTGGTGCCCTGTCTTACTTGTCCCACTATTCTGGATCGAAGTAGGACAGCTACAGACGCCTAAATACGGGGCTCTGCCCTACTGTCCTACCTTTTTTACTTTTCTCTTGTGTATAGAGAGAAAGCTAAAAGCACGCGTGCGCGCCATGGGCGCGACTACGTGCCCGCTATGCTCATGTGTGCGTGGGGCGGGTAAAGGTTGGACAGTAGGACAGCCCAGCAACGGCGCGGCCTGTGCCTGTCCAACTGCACGTAATGGCAGCCGGACAAGGCGGGACAGGAGGACAGAGGTATGCAGAGTGACGCCGAGGATCATGCAGCCTTCCCCATCAGCATGCCGGCGATGGATACATGGGCATCGTGTAGTCGACGGTAATAGGTCGGCGCGCTGCAACCGCAATGAAGCATTTTCTGTGAGAGGAAGCTCTCGTGGTTGCAGTAGTGCTCCATCACCACTAGGGCTAGCTCGGGCGCCAAGTGCTTGTTGACGATCAGCTCGATATCCGCCGATTCATCCAGCAGCACCCGACTTCCACGCGTGCCGCGTATCAACTCACCTTTGCACTCCATCAGCATGGCGATCATGTTGCCGCCACTCGGCCCGCCAGCACCGTCCGGCACAGGCGAATGCAGATCCTGCGCCCAGAGTTTGAGCATCTCGTCGATTCGCTTAATCATCGAAGCAAGGCTCCTCGATCACCGCCTGCTGCAACGCAGACGCACGCCCCCACCCCGCAGGCTTTTCATAGGCCCATGGCCGTACGCCGCTTTTAGGCAGCGCGGGCATACGCCGCTTGCGCCAGCCTAGCCGGTGCATGATCGCCCCGACCCGCATCTGCTCGGGCTTGCCCCAATGGCCGAAGTCCAGCTTCAGCGCCTGGGTCAGGATCTCGTTGCCGGTGGCGGTTTCCCCGATCTGCGACTCTTCCATCCAGGCCAGGATTGGCCCTTCCCATTCATCCACCACAAAGCGCTCGTCTTGAGCCTCGGCGAACATCTTGGATTCGTCCTTATTCACCCACCAGATATCGCCCGCTTCAAAGCAGAACAGCGCCTCGGCCCACAATTGATTGCGGATCTCGCGGAGTTGCTCCAGATCGACCTTGTTGCAGAACACCGGCCAGTAACGACGGTTGCCCGTAGCATCCTTCAGATACTCCTCTTGGTTGGTGGTGCCCACGAAAACACACTGGCGTGGCACGTCATTCGTTCTGCGGCCGTAGCTCTCGCGGTAGGTGTCGGTAGACGCGGAGAAGAACTGTTTAGCCTTGGTGCTTTCCGCCTTGTTGAAGCTGTCCAACTCGCCCAGCTCGACGATCCATTTGCCGCGAATCGCCTGGAAGCTGTCCTTGTCACCGAGGGCAAAAGGCGTATCCATGAACCACTCGCCACCGAGGACGCCCATGGCCGTGGACTTGCCGGCGCCCTGCCCGCCTTCGAGGATCATCACAGAGTCGGCCTTGCAGCCTGGGCGCATCACACGGGCAACCGCTGAGATGAGCCAGCGCTTACCGACCTTGGCCGAGTACTCACTGGCCTGAACGCCCAGCACGTCGGTCAGCCAGGTTTCAATGCGAGGCACGCGATCCCATTCCAGCTTCTCCAGGTACTCGCGCACCGGGTGAAAGGCATGGTCGTGGGCAACCACGCTGACCGCCTCGATCACATGGGACGCTTTGACCCGCAGGTTGTACTGCTGCGCGAGCCACTTCATTACTCTCATGTCGTCAATGTCGGCCCAGTCGCCGGCACCGCCGCCGAAGGGCGCAGAACGCAACTTGACGATCTTGGAGCTGAACACGCTGTAGCCGATGACACCGGCCCAGCGTTCGTCATTGCCCAAGATCAGCTCGACGTTTTGCATGTGCGCGATCAGAGAGCCATTTTCGGTGCGGGCCAGTTGGTCTTTCCAGCCACCCGCTGCAGGAGGCTTGACCACCGCGAGCACCTGGCGGCGGACGGCCTCCAACCCCTCGGCGACGTGCAAGTCGTTGAAGTCGGTCCACTTGATCTCGCGCTCGCCGGAAAACACCGGGGCAACGACTTGGCCGCCGACAACCAGCGCGGCGTTGGTGGCTTTCTCTTCGCCTGGATTCCAAGGGTCACCATTGGGACGCTTGGTTTTCCAGTCATCATCGCGACAGATGATCAGCGGGCAACCGGGGAAGCGCTCGCGCATGGCCTTGGAGACCGGCAGCAGGTTGCCCGCGTCGAAGGCGATGGCGACAGTGAGCGAAGTCGCCATGTGCAGGCTTGCGCCTGTGGCGTAGCCCTCACACACCAGCACCGGTTCGCCGGGTTCGGGGTGGGGACCGATCAGGTGGAAAGCGCCCTCTTTTGACATACCGGGCGGCCAGTACTGCTTATCCCGCCCAGTGTCTTCTTGCTTGGCTGGAAAGATCACCTGCAGGCCGACGATCTGGTCACGGACGTTGCACATGGGCACCAAAAATGCACCAGTACGTGGCGCATAGCGAACCTTGAAGCCAACGATCTGCTTTCGATCCAGATAGGCGCTCTTGCCCTTTTCGGGCATGCGCTTGAACAGGCCGGCAGCACGATTGGCCGCTCGGCGTGATGCGTTGGCCGCGATCTCGGCAGCCTTACGCTTGGCATCCTCCTGCCGAGCGCGCATGACTTCGCGCTCCTCGGGGCTCATACGTCCGGGTTTAACTTTGATCTTCTGGGTATCGCCAGAGCGCCAGTCACCGAAGCTGCCGAAGATCAGCGTCTCGTTTTTTTCGGTGCGGTGTTCATGGATGACGTACCAGCCGTTTTTCTCTTTGCCTTTGTCCTGGGTGGTTTTGCAGCGGGTGAGTTTGCCGAATACCAAGGGTTGAGCGGGCTCTAGACCATAGTCCGCGAACTGATTGATCACATCATCGAGCATAACGGGCAGCCCTCTGATCATCGACGGTCTTGCACTCAATGCAGAGCGTGCAACCGGGCTGTGCCAAACGACGAGCCTCGGGGATAGGGCCATCGCATTCGTCACAGAACATCAGCGAATGTTGAGCCGTGTTGGACATCAGCGCCAGGCGTGCAGCGACGGCCTGATCAATGCGCTTTTGCACCAGGTCATTTGCGAAGTCAGCGATATCAGCCACGTTCCACCCCAGAAGTCGTCTGATTGACATAGCGGGCGCGGTTGTACATGCCCAACAACCCCTGAATGCCTCGAAACACCAACTGGCGTATCTCAGCCAGCTCACGGTCATCGACCTTGCCGTCGCCAATGTGCTTGGCCCAGGTTTCGGACAAATCGGCGACCTGCCGGAAAAACATGGCGATACCCGTGGTCAGGGTCTCAGGCATGTCGTTGGTGTACGCCTCAGCCAATTCCTGCCAGATCGTATCGCCGACAAGAGCGTGCACCGCATCGAGAATGCGGCGGTCCTTGGTCAGTTCGAGGATCTCGCCGAATTCCTGAATGTTGACGGTATGCGAGGGATGGGTGGGAGACAACTTGTGCTGCAGCGTGGTGGCATTGCGGCCGGTGGTGGCGGCGATTGCTGCGGCACCGCCGGGATAGTCCCGTGCGGCGTGGTACAGGGCTAATTCGAGCGTCAGTATTTCCTTTTGCGCTCGATCAACACAGCTTAAAGCTACTCGGCTCATGGCATTAATCCTACTAAGTTGCCAGTGCCCCGCGACGTGTAGTGGTGATACATTTGCCGCGTGGCTTGAAAGGGCCCAAACGCCGGCTAGATCTAGGGATCGAAACCGGCACCGTGCCGAGGCGAACAATCCGTTGCTCACCTCTGGCGCAACAGCTGCCTAATCTGTGGTGGAGAAGGCAGCAACCCAAGACATCCGTGTCTTGGCAGCGCGATAAAGGGAGGTGGTTTGCATGTGGTGTGCCCTCCTACCTTCGTCGCGACCCGACAGCACTGTGGTGGTGTGTGCCGGGAGGAACTGGGCGGCCCTTGGGTCGCCTTTTTTCTATGCGGCTTTTGGAACATCAAGCTCAGGAGGAAATACATCATCGAGCGTGCACGTAGTCCCCAATTTATTGAGTGCTACCGTAATGGCCCGGCACTCGTACAAGCCAGGAATTCGGGTACCCGACTCGTAATTACTCAACCGACTCTGAGACCATCCCAAAGCACCAGCAAGTGCCGTTTGCTTGATTCCACTACGGCTTCTGAGGGCAGATATCCTATTCATTAGAAGGTTCTCTTCGTGATCCTGGGCGCAGACTAACAACGGTTTGTTATTTTTACAACACGTTAAGTCGTAAATCAATTACACAAATCGTGATATTTTCCACACATGGAAACTTTAGGTCAGCGCCTGGCGCGCTATAGAAACGAAGCGAATCTCACGCAGAAAGGCTTGGCCGCCGCCTGCAATTGGCAAAACGGCCAAGGGCGTATCGCAAACTATGAGAAAGATAAGCGCGAACCCAGCCTTGCTGATCTGCGCATGCTTTCGCTTGCCTTGAAAAAACCGCTGATGGATCTTGTCGAAGGCGACGACGATCAAACGAGAAGCACAGCGCCAAAAATTGATGACTACGCTCTGATTCCGCAATATACAGCGCACGGCTCAGCCGGGAACGGGCATCTCAACGACCACGTGGAAATCAAAGGCGGACTGGTTTTCAGGCGAGACTGGCTCGCCCGTATGGCCTTGAGGGAAAGAAGCCTGCATGTGATTTACGCTAAAGGTCAAAGCATGGAACCCACCATCTGTGACGGCGATGTGGTCCTGCTGGATGAAGCACAGAAAGAACCGAGAGACCGACGCATTTACGCCATGCTCAAACCTGACGGAGAGCTGATCATCAAGCGGCTGGTGCAGAGCATGACTGGCGGCTGGATCATACGTAGCGATAACGAAGACAAGCGTCAGTACCCAGATGAAGCTGCTAGCGACAATGAAATCGGCCATCTGAAAATCGTCGGGCGCATCGTGTGGCACGGCGGGGCACTTTGACTCAAGCCTTCAGCTAGGTGCTACTGAGTTGAGATTGAAGAACGCATAAATCCCTTGCTCAGTGAGATCTCCCAGAGCTATTGCTATAAGCAGCAACATGCCAATGATGCAAATCTTGGCTCTCCAGAACAGGACCATCCCCCCGATCACTCCTGGATATCGCTTAAGGTATCTGGCAGCAATATTCCTGTATTGCTTACCGCCTCCGAATACACACAACACCACTACAAATAGAAAAAACCACGCAAACGGCTGCGGGTGCGAAAATTGAAGCGAGGTTGCGGAGAGCCCTACCGCGAATAATCCAGGCACATCATTCGCGAATCTGAAATATCGCTCCGCAATTGCTTCGTCCGGGTCAAGCTCAAACATTTCCCCTCCTAAAAAACCCAATAAATTCAAGTAGAACCAAAAGATACAGCTCGTACCTTTTTGCGCAACTCAAAACGGAACGTCCAAAAACCCCAACAAAAATAACAATTCGTGTTGATTCATGAAAAACATTGTGTGATATTCGCCTAACTCTTCCACCACAGAGCGAGGCAACACCATGCACACCACAGCTACCCTGCACGTCCACCCGGCCGCCGCTAACCCCTCCCGCATCTTTGAAATCCGCCGCCTGGCGCAAGACCTCGGCTGCACATTCATCGCGTCCAAACCTAAGCCGAAAGAACGCAACGCGCCCTGCCCGTTTGATCCAAACGGCGGAGGGCACGCGGCATGAGCAAGTACAAACTCGACAACCGCACCCTGGCCCTGCTCAAGGCACAGGTAAACCTAACCGAAACCTTCAACCACCTGCTGCGCGCCGAAGTTCAGCGTGAAGCCTTAGCCTTCCGCCTGAAAGTCGAGCGGCGCAAAGCAGACACACACTTCACTGTTGAGCTGGGAAGCGAACGCCACACGCTGACCCTGACCAACAGCAAAAAGATGCACCTTAAGCTTGCGGACTTCATTGAGGAGATCGTCAATGGGCCAGCCAATCCAAGCGATCCGTCGTCTATGCCACACGCAGACCGCCGCTACGGCGTGTTCGAAACTGAACACAAGCAGCGTGTGTTCGACCTGGTACAAACCGGCGGCGCGCTGAGCCTCGACATGGGTTTTGAGCAACCTATCAACCTGGCAATCCATCGCAACAAAACCCGCACTGGCATCACCACCATCATGAGCATCGGCGTCAAGAAGCCATTCAGCAAGTGCTTCACGGTGTGCGGCAGTGACGTGGAGATCTACTCCATGGTGGCCGAATCCATCACTCACCTGGCAGCCGTGGCGACTCCCGCCGCGCATGCAGCCTAGGAGGTCGCGATGGAACGTAGCCTGGAAAAGGCCGCCAAGTACTTCGGCCTCACCCGTCCAAAACTGATCGCGCTGATGCGTGACAAGGGCTTGCTCACTGACCGCAACCTCCCGGCGTTCCCTGTACGTGACCGGGAATATCTGCGGATCAAGAACGGTAACTGGTACCACGAGACGGCAGGAATGCAATACAGCCAGTCGACGAAAGTCCGGCAAGCCGGCATGCCCTGGCTGGCAAGTCAGCTGGGCCTCGAACTGCCAGCCATCCCGGCAGACAACCGTGACGTGGCCTAGGGAGTACGCCCGCCAGATCGTCGCCATGCACACACGCGAGGAGCGCAATGCCGCGCTCCTCGAAGTGCCGGAGCATCTGCGGGAGCTGACCAAACGCCACTGCCTGAATGCCTGGAATCACCCCTCACGACTCAAACGCAAGGAGGCCGCTGCCCATGAGCAACAACAGTCAAACACCGCTGCGCCTGCAACCCGCGCCGGATAGCGCAACCGTCGAGATGCTGCACCAACTCTTCGGCGACGTGCTTATCCCCCTGGAAAAGCTGCGCGCGCATTACTTCAAGAACCTCAACGAGAAGACTTTCACTGAAGCGATCAACAGCGGCCGTATTCAGCTGCCGGTGACCACCCTGGATCACAGCGTCAAGGCGTTGCGGTATGCCCACATCAAGCATGTCGCAGCCCTGATCGATATCCGCGCTTATAGAGCGGATGAAGAAATGCCGCGACCAGAATCCGTTGGCGATGAGAGGTGACATGACACTACTCGATCAATGCCGGCACTGCGATACACCGTTGTCTGCCGACGAAAAGACCAGCCGACTGTGTGATGAGTGCAGCTACTTTGCCGCCGACTATCAGCGCTACGACGCACTGCGAGAAGAAGGCTACATGCCGCACCAGGCCAAGCTGATGTGTGGCCTGGCAGATCCGCCAGACCCAGACGACGAATAACAAACCAATTGGCTGCCACCACCAGCCGACATACCACCAGGAGCACACCACATGACTGCAATTCAAATCTGCGCACTGATCAGCATTGCTACTGCCACCGGCATTCTCTACTGGATCGGTTACCGAGGCGGCTTGGCAGACGGCCGAGTTGAAGGTTACGAAAACGGCCAGGACGATGGGTTTAGCTTAGGTTTTGAACAAGCCAAGGAACAATGCGCTGTTTCAATCACCCAAGCGCACGAACAGCGTCAACGCATAGAGCTACTGCTGAGCAGGGAGCCCCAGGACAGACTGACTCTTCTACTGATCGCTGAAAAGCTCAAGCTCGCTGCCGAGACCTTCAAAGCAGTGAAGTCGGAAACCCATGCAGCACAGACGCTCGCTCTGCGCGAGAAAGCCTTGAACATGGCTGGTGCAATGGATCTATGGACACAGGGGGACGCAGCATGAGCCGCGAAATTCCAGTGTTACGCCTGACGCCTCAAGCCGCCGGATCGCTGCAGCAGCAATACGACAAGGTGTCTAAGGAGCTGCGTGAACTCACGCGCTACTACAAGGAGTTCGACCGCCAGTTGAAAGCGCGGATCGGCTCTAACGTGGTACGCCAGTTGCACAAAGACACCGACAACACGCTGCTGCTGGCCGACCTAGTGAAGGAGGCCGCATGAACTGGATCCTTACCTCCACCGGCAAGCGCTTCGACTTGTACGAGCCAGACGCCGACATGATTGACCCACGAGATATTTCGCACGCGCTTGCTCACCTGTGTCGTTTCAACGGCCACACCCGCGAGTTCTACAGCGTGGCCCAGCACAGCTGCTTCGTCGCCGAGCTGGTGCCGGAGGAACACAGGCTAGCGGCCTTGCTTCACGACGCAACCGAGGCGTATCTGGGCGACATGACGCGCCCACTCAAGCAATGGATGCCCGACTACCGAGGCTTCGAGGACATCGTGTGGGCGAATGTTTGTGAGCGCTTCGACCTTGCACTCGATCTCCCAGCCTGCGTGCGCCAAGCCGACATGATTGCGCTCGCGACCGAACGCCGCGACCTCATGCCATCCGATCCGGCAATCTGGGATTGTTTGGTCGGCATCGAACCCGTGGTTGAAACCATCCGCCCATGGTCTGCCGCAGAAGCCCGCAACACCTACCACCAGCGCCTGATGGACCAACTCGCCATCGAACACCGGAGGAAAGCGGCATGAAGAACCAACAGAACAACACCAGCGCCTTGTCCGCTTTGCTCCGCACTGCAAATGGTGGCGACACGCTAGAAACAAACAGTCTCTGCTGCGCAGCAGCAGGCATTATTGCTCCTCCCAGCGCCACTGCCGAGGCACTTATACCCCACGAAAAGCTGCGCGGGGCAGCGCTCAGTGATGCAACGCTAACCGCTCCAGCACGCCAGCTCGCGCAGCCTGCCTTGGGGTATACGCACGCTTCGAATGCTGTGGACTACCCGCCAGAATCGAAACCAGGCCAGCGGTACTGGCCTGCCGATCTGACCAACGTGCGCTCCGATGAGTGGGCTGTCATGTCTCCCAAGCACGTCGCAGAGTTTGCTGGTGTGACAGAGGTATGGATGCTGCTTGAGGCCGCTCAAAAGCGCATTGCCGAGTTGGAGCAGGTCAATGCAAATCTGCGCGAACGCGACCGAGCCCAATCAATAGCCAAACAATTGACCCAGGCAATCACCGCTACACCTATCGCGGAGGCGACGTCGCTATGACTGCCTTCAACACACACCCAATCACATCAGCCGTGAAAACCCAATTCGGTCTCGACTTCGCCGGCGAGATCCGCGTGGATCTCTTCGCCGGCGGCGGCGGCGCAACCATGGGTCAGGAAATGGGTACCGGCATACCGGTCGATATCGCCATCAACCACAACCCTGATGCAATCAGCATGCACAAGCGCAACCACCCGAGCGCCGAGCATTACATCACCGACGTCTACGACGTGTGCCCGCGCCTTGCGACTCGCGGCCGTCCAGTTGCACATCTGCACGCCAGCCCTGAATGCACCCACCACAGCCTCGCTGCCGGCGGTCAGGCACGTAGCACCACCAGCCGCTCGCAGTCATGGGTCATTCAAAAATGGGGCGGCCAGGTCAGCCCCCGCAAGATCACGATGGAAAACGTCGTGCAGATCCTCCAGTGGGGACCGCTAATCGCGAAGCGCTGCAGTAAGACTGGCCGAGTGGTACGCCGTGACCTGACAGTCGCCACTGCCGGCGAGCGGGTTCCGGTACAAGAACAGTACCTGGTGCCCGATCCAAAACGGAAAGGACGAACCTGGCGCCGCTTCGAAAACAACCTGCGGACCATGGGCTACGACCTGATGTACGGCAAGCTCAAAGCCTGCGACTTTGGCGCCGCCACTACCCGCGAGCGCTTGTTCCTGATTGCTCGCCGTGACGGTCAGCCACTGCGCTGGCCGGAACCGACGCACTTCAAGAACCCAGCCAAGGGACAGTCAGCCTACCGCACCGCCGCCAGCTGTATCGACTGGTCTCTTCCATGCCCGAGCATTTTCCTCACCAAGGAAGAAGGCCGTGCTGCAGGTGTGAAACGACCACTGGTGAACAACACCATGGAGCGCCTGCGCAAGGGCGCCAAGCGCTATGTCCTCGAACACAAGAACCCGTTCATTGTCAGCGTCAACCACACCGGTAACGACCTGGCGCGATGCGAGTCCGTAGAAGATCCGGCGAAGACCATTACCGGTGCGCAGGGGTTCGCCCTTGTCACGCCGCAACTCGCGCCCTTCATCACCGAACACGCCAACGGCAGCAGCCAACGCAACATGCCGGGGGATGATCCTCTACGCACTATCTGCAGTGGCGTTAAAGGTGGGCACTTCGCCTTGGCCGTGGCTTATGTCGCGCAGCACAACGGCGGATACAACGTGACGCCTGGGCATCACCCGGTTAAACCGCTTACTGCGATCACCACCACTGGCAGCCAGCAGCAGATCGTCACTGCGCATCTGTCGACGCTTCGCAGGAACTGCATCGGCCGAGCCATGGACGAACTGGTACCGACCATCACGGCCGGCGCTGAACACCATGCTCTGGTCGAGTACAAGCTCGCGCCAGAGGTTGAGGCCGGCGCCATGCGTGTCGCGGCATTCCTGATGGGCTACTACGGCAGCGACAACACCTACGACCTGCGCGACCCGGCCGCGACCATCACCACGCGGGATCGCCTGGCACTTGTCACCGTGACGATCAAGGGCACGCCGTACGTAATCGTCGATATCGGTATGCGCATGCTCACACCGCGTGAGCTTTACCGGGCGCAGGGTTTTCCGGATAACTACGTGATTGATCGTGGACATGATGGCCGGAAATTCAGCAATAAGACGCAGGTGCTTATGGTGGGTAACTCGGTGTCGCCGTGGCCGATGATGGCGCTGATCAGTGCCAACAACGACGTAGATGAGCGCGAACTTATGGGAGAAGCAGCATGAGCCTACCTCGCTGGGTAATGATAAGCCGCGCCTCAGAACTTACTGGCTACAGCGAAGACGCCATTCGCCACAAAGTGAAAAACGGCACCTGGGCCCAAGGCCGCATCTGGCGCAAGACACCGGACGGCCGCATTGCAATCAACATGACGGAGTATGACAAGTGGGCCGAGAGCGCACCTCAGGAAGCGGCCTAGAAACCGAACTGGCAAAGCACAAGGGGATTGAGATACACGGCGGCAATTTGCGCGTCGTGTTCATGTGGCGGCGTATACGCTGCCGCGAATCCCTCGGCCTTCCGATCACCAAAGCCAACATCAAACACGCCGCCCTATTAAGGGCGGCAATTCTTCATGAGATCAAAACCGGTCACTTTGAGTATGGGCGGCACTTTCCTAACTCAAAGCACGCGACGAACTACAGCAGTGCCAAGGACGAGAGGCTTGGGGCATTGCTGGAACGGTACAAGCCGTTGAAGGCTGTCGACATCACGCCGATGACCGAGGAGAAGTACGGCTATGCCTTGGACATCTGTACTGCCTTGGTTGGAATTGATCGTCTCGCCGGAGTTTTGTTGCCCGAAGACATACAGTTACTGAGGACGTTGCTGATTGCAGATCGAGCACCGTCGACCGCCAATCACTACCTGGCGACGTTCGCAGGCTTCCTGGGCTGGTGTGAGACCAATGGATATTGCCGCACTGGATTATCAGAAGCGTGTAATCGGTTCGCAATGCAAGGCCAAGAGCCGGATCCGCTTACTCGTGATGAGTTTAAGCTGCTGGTCGATAAAGGATGCCTTCACCCCCAGGATTCTGCTGCGATTACTTTGACCGTGTATACCGGGCTTCGACCAGGTGAGCTATGTGCGCTGGCTGTTGAAGACATCGATCTGGACGCAGGGCAGATCAACATCACCCGCGCTATAACCGCCAACGGCACTTTCAAGGTTCCCAAAACGGGAAAGCCGCGCTCAGTATTATTAATGCCGCCTGCGGTCGAAGCTTGCCGGGTGTTGCTTTCGCTCGTTGCCGATCATCCTGCACGCATCATTGAGGTGTTCCAGAACAGGTACGAGAGCCGGAAAGAGAGGGTTACCCCACTGCTTTCTCCATCCACCCAGGCGCGCAAGAAGATCATAAACGCCTGGTATGTTCCCACCGCGTGGAACACCAAGTGGGCAGCCATCCAAAAGCGCTCAGGCATACGTCCACGTCGGCCATATCAAACTCGCCACACCTACGCCTGCTGGTGCCTGTCTGCTCGTGGCAACCTTGCATTCATTGCCAAACAGATGGGCCATAAAGACTTCACTATGTTGGTTGAGGTATACGCAAAATGGATGGACGATGAATCGCCGTCTGAAATCTCGAAGATATGGAACGAACTGAATAAGTAA